CGTTGAGAGTGGTCGAATGGTCGAGACGGATAAATCGTTCAACGAAAGAATTGAACGTCTTAAAACGGCTGAAAATGCGTCTCCGTTTCCCGACACAACAATAGCATATCTGTACCAAGTGGCAGCAGAGCGCAACCTGCGGGATGTGTTCGTGAAAGACGATGACCTTTTCGAGCAGTATCTGCAACGCACCACCATTACCTCCATCGCAATGAAATGGGGGACGGAGACAGAAGCAATGGCGCGCCTGCAATACCAACGGCTGACAGGGCGCGAGGTGGCAGAGATTGGGTTCCACCGCCACCCGACCGTGGATTGGTACGGAGACAGCCCCGACGGTATTGTGGTAGATAGCGAGAGTGGCAAACCATTAGGCGGTATCGAAATCAAATGCCCGAAGTCGGAGACGTGGCTACGCTACCGCCACGAGTTCCGAAAGGCGGAACGGCAGCACAACGAGTTCGTGAAAGCATACACGGAGCAGCACCCCGATGTGGAGTTTACAGAGAGTGCGCTGCCCGAAGAGCAACAACTGAAAAATCTTGTTGCAAGTACGCTCAAACGTGTCAAGCCCGAATACTACTGGCAATGCCAAAGCCATTGCGCTTGTTGCGAACTTGATTGGTGCGACTTCGTTTTCTACGACCAAATGCAATGCGGCGAGATAGGTATTGTCCGTATTTATCGGAACGATGACGACATCAACGCTATGCTGCAACGCATTGAGTTGGCTAACAAATTTATCGACAATGAGATTTTGGCATAATCCTGAGACCTGAGAAATCTTTGGCTGTAACCCGTATAAGTTTCACAAAAAACGTGCTGCAAAAAAGCGTCGGAACGCAGGCTGTTTTGCACGTTTCAGCCTTGTCAAAAGCAAACAGCAAAATGAAAAATTACGCAAGAACCCACAAGGGAAACCTGTACGAGGTCAGCCTTACGGACGACTGCTCCGTCATAGCACGGACTAACAGACAGGAAACGGCTTGTGTGCAGTATCGCTCACAACAAGTTGCATTGGCGGAGTATAACCGCAGAGTTTATAACCTAAAAGGAATGAGATAATGGTAATAGATGTAAAATTATCAAGCGTACTTGCACCGAGGAGCGGCAAGTCGCGGAAGGGTACTGACTGGGTAGTCCAAGAGTTTGTCGGAGAGACTACGGAGCAGTATCCGAAAAAGATTTGTTTCCAACTCTACGGAGAGGAAAGAATAAAATCTTTGGAAACTCTCCATATTGGAGATGAGGTAAGAGTCAGTTTTGACATTGAATCGCGTGAGTTCAGCGGAAAATGGTTCACGCAATGCAATGCGTGGCGTTTGAGCGCACTTAATGCTACCACCGGTACAAGTACCCACCCTGCACAAGAAAGTGCCACAGAACCGCAAAAAACAGAGCAGGGCGAAAACCTGCCATTCTAAATCTAAACATTAACCGCCATGCACGAGAACTTGAATATCGCTTTGGATTTAGACCAACTGCTCCGAATGTTGAGGCGCAAAGACATTGTGCCGCAAGAATGGGTGGACAAACGCGGATGCAGGCACCGCGTGGTTGTGCTGTTTGCCAAGCAGTGCGAAACGCCAACGGAAACAAAAACCCACAATATAACTGCCAAGTCGCCCGATAATTGGAGCGATTTGAGAAACAATGAGGGCGTTACGGTTTATTTCGGCACGGCAAGACCAAGCAGGTTCCAGCCGCGCAAACCGGCAGACGAGTTCGATGTATGACAAAAAAACAAAAACAATGGAAAAGAGCAAACATTTTACGCGCGTTTGGTTGGGCAAGCGCAGAGATTTCCACAGGACGCTGTCCGTCTCTTTCGGTACGTGCACGTTCCTTTTGGGAGCGCGGATTTTCAACAACGAACTGATGTTCTCTGTTGAGTTGGGTATCGGATTGGCTAATGTAACGTATATAATCTACAAATTCAAGAAATAATGGAAGACTTGGAGCGGGCTATCGCACGAATCACAATACTCGTGGTGCAACTACTCTTTTGGGGCGCAATACTCGTATCATTAACCGTTAGTGCATTTTCGTAATGGGAGACTACAAAAAACGCAACTACGAAAAGAGTAAGAAAATCACATCACTCATACGTAGCAAGCATATCAAACCGCAGACAATAACGGAATGTGTGTCGCTTGACCAGTACGCAATCATTTGCGGTTGGTATCGCAGGCAAAGCAATATGAAGTTATTTGTTTTGCAAATGAGTACGGAATGGGTGAGATTGGAACTTGTTATATCACACGAAACAAACAGAAATTATGAATAAGTTTATCAAACTGCCAAGCGGCATTGTTATCAACTCCGAGAAGATAGAGTACTTTTTGGGGGTGAATACAATAAAAGAACCGAGAGCCAAGAAGCCGTCGTGTTTCACATTCTCAGTCCAATTCATTCAAAGGAATGACCCCATCACTCTTTCGTATGCAACAAAGGAAGAGGCTACGGCTGATTATAACGCATTATCCGCAATATGCAACTGACATGATACTGCCTAACATCACAGAAATAACAAACAGAATGGCAGAAAGTATGAGGGAGGGGGCTATCCTCGGCAACCTCGCACAAAATGCCATTCACGGATATAAGGAAGATGACATCTCCGAACTGCAAGCGTTTAAGAGATACGGAAAATCGTGGATACAAGACCGCACGTGGAGAGGACAACTGCATTTCTCCCGCATAGGACGCGGTACGACCTCTACAAAGAACTACTCCGTGTTCGAGATAGAGACTCTCAAACGCGCAGAGAAGTGCATAGAGGAAATGTACCAAACCGCGATAAATCAATGATATTTATGATTTATATGACAGACCATATCGCCAATACCATAGGCAAGCCGCAAGCCGAGATAATAGCCTATTTCAAAGGGCAGCATTTCGACCTCGACCAAGTATTAGAGTTCGAGCAAGAGTGCGAGAAAGAGGCGGACGAGTGTGAGTGCAATATCACAAGTCTCGGCTACGGCTATTACGACGAGGTGGGTTACTACACCTACGGCAGCAAAGCAAAAGACAACTACGCAGACGAGCAAGAAGAACGGGCAAACGACCTCCGAGACCTCGCGGGAATAGCAGGTGAATACTACGACGAGTTGGCAGCATAACAAGCATTTCGGATTGACAATGAAAAAGGAATATCTCAAAACATACGCTTGGATGAACACTCTGCGTGGCGGTGTGCTGCGTGATGTCTATGCCCTCATCTACCAACTCGAATACGATGGGCGCAGGAAAGGAGAGGTTAAAATCAGTATCGCCTACATCAGCGAGCGGTTGGGGTATAGCAGCAGGAGTGTACAATATGCCATTGCAGAACTCAAAGAAAAGGGATGGTTGAGCGCGGAATACGGAGACGGCAAGAAGAGTGTTTTTAAGGCTCTAACCCCTGCAAATCTTGCACCCCATACCCCTGCAAATCTTGCACCCCCCGAAAAGGCAAATAACCCACGCAAATCTTGCAGGGGTGCAGAATTTGCAGGGGTGCAAGATTTGCACCCCACCCACGCAAATCTTGCACCCCCCACACCTTATATATCTAAAGATAACAGAATAGATAATATTCCACCACCACCGCCCGCGTGCGCACGCGAGAGGTTGCAAAAATGGTTCGAGGAAAGCGATATAAAACAATGGGCAAATATGTTAGTCAGTCGCAGCAATCTCAACCTCGTAACAACCTCCCTCTTGGACGAGTTCTACGACAACGACTTCTCTGTTCGTGAACGCTGTGAGAGTGGCGAGAGAATGGAAGTCCTCAAACATTTCCAATACTGGCTACCCAAATATCTCAACAAACTCAAAAACGAAAACAACAATGGAAACAATCGGACAGGTAATTCGCCGACAACAGGCAACTTCGGGCAGCGGACAATCAATATCGACGGCATCGCCCAATCAATCCTTGCAGGTTGCGAAGCAGGACGAGCAAGCAGGCAATAACCCGATGTCGGTATTCCGCGCCATGCCACCCGCTACCAGCCAAGAGGTAATGCCCTACATACTCCGTCTTGCCGTAAACTTCCCCGCCATGAACACCGCCTACACGGCAGGAGCAGGCAACGGCGCACAGATAACCTTTTGGACGGTACTTGCCGAGCAGGTCATCGCACTTGGGTGGAGTGCAGAGCGGGTACGATACGCTGTGGAGTATATGCTACGCAATTGCCCCTACCGCGAGTTCCGAGTAGCGGAGTTCTTGCAACTCGACAAGCATATCCACGAGATTACCAATGCCGAGTTCGCCGCCATAGAGCGCAGCCGTGCACCACACAAGCCCATTGTGGCAGTCCGCATAGACGGCAGATACAAACTCCTCTACCAAGACGAAGCCGACGCCCTCGGTCTCACCGGCTACTCCCGCCGCTATACCACGTGGGAAGCACAGCAGATGACCTCCGAGCAGCGCAAACAACACGGAATTAACTGGATATAAACAGAATTATTAACCAAAATCCAAAATAACGTGTAAAATCTTCAATCTGCGGCGATTTTATGGTAAATATAGGCAATTCTACTATTCATTACAAAATCGTGTCGCAAATCAAAGAAAATTATGGCACTCACACAAGCAGAAATGACAGAGCAGTTATCGCAGGCGATAATGCTCATAGACGATGTGCGCAATGCACTCGAAAACGAGCACCCCGCCATACACCAAGACCTCGTGGAGGTACGTTGGTTCGACACGGCAGAGGTACAGCCCGCACACAATCAGCGGGTGATAGTCCGCACACCGACAGGCGAGGTCTATTTCCTCACCTACCCGTTCAACCACACCAAGTACCCGCAATGATGGGTGATACCCAAAGACAACAATAACCAACAATAAACAGCAATGAAAATCAAACAACAACCCAATGGCACGTACACCGTGCATTTCACAGAGCCGAGCGTTTACCCCGCTTTTGGCGGCTACGACAGCATAGACGCTGCCAAAGCATTCGTGCGCAGGACAATCCCGCACAGAGTAGTATTTATTCACCTCCTTCCACGCACTTGGTGGGTGATAAAATTCTAAAAGATATGGAAACAGGGATTAACGATAGACATCTCAACAGAGAGATGTTTGTAAATGGCGGTGAGTGGAAATTGGAGCGCGACAAGACAACGGAGTGCTTCACTCTGATTGGCAGAGCGGACACACTGAAGGTGTTTCATACCTTCATAGATTGGACAGGGCACAAAACGTGCCAGTTCGTGATATACGGAAGGAACAGATGGGATAGGCTAACAGTAACCACCGTTGATGGATTGATAACCGCTGCCCAATTGATGGGATATGAAGATTATGTAATGGAAAAATTGATGCAATTAAAAAATAAGCAATGAAACGTATATCATTCAAAGACAGTGAGGGCTTGCACCTCACGCAAGCCGTCCTCGACGGATACAAGACGATGACACGGAGAGCGGTTAGGGGGCTACCCGAACATTTTGTAGTCGGCGGCAGGTCTATTAGCACAGGTAAATGGGGCGTTCAACTGAAAGACGGCACACGACAATGGTTGCGTCCCCCCTACGAGGTCGGTGATGTTGTTGCTATTCAGCAGGCGTATAGAGACGCTATCGGAGAATTCTTTTTTGAGGGTTCATCGGTAGAAAAGAAATTCAAACACACGGCAGGTTGGACGAACAAGATGTTCGTCAAGGCAGAGTATATGCCCCACCATATACGGATTACCGATGTGAGCGTGGAGCGGTTGCAGGACATATCCAACAAGGATTGTATGCGGGAGGGGATAACAAGGGTACAGCCTATAACAAAGAACAATTCAGTTATGCTCCCTTTCTATATGATTAAGAAATCACAGCCTACCATTGCCAGTTTGTTCATCAAAGAAGTATTCGCAAAACTCATTGACAAAGTTTGCGGACGCGGGACGTGGGACAGAAACCCGCTGGTTTGGGTATATAGTTTTGTACTTGTAGATTGATTAAAAATATGAACGCAAAGTATTTCGTGCCGTTTGAGACGGCAAAACAACTCAAAGAAAAGGGGTACCCGCAAGAGTTCGCCGATTGGTACTACCACGAGTCGGCAGACGAGTTGGCATTCGTGCATAATCGATACGTCCCCGAGCGTGTAGTTACAGGCAAGCCGACCGAGTTAGGTATATGGTACATCGCCGCCCCTACCTACCACGAGGTAGTGGACTGGCTGGAGGGGAAAGGGATAATCTTAGTCACAGACGCGAAGCGATACAGAGGGGGACTAATTTATTGGTGCAATATAGGCTGGGGAGTCAAGTTTGAAGAAACAGACGAATTCCCCACCCGTGAAGAAGCCCTGAACGCTGCAATTCTCAGAGCATTGGAAATGATATGAGAGACGACAGATGTGCCGAGTGCATACACTTGGATTATTACAGAGGCAAAGCGATATGCCGCCAAGCGGGCGTAATGCGTGAGTTGCGCTGGGTGAACCATTGTACCAATGCCAAGCCCCCGTGTGATACACGGCGGATAACCTACCCAAACCCGAAAGCGGCGGCACACAGGTACAAGATATAACCCGCCAAGGGGACACGGTATGCAGGATAAGACAGTGAATGGGGCTGCAAGAACAGGCTCACGCAACTGCCGCAAGGCTGAAACTCGCAAGTTGCGGACATCTGGAACGTAGGGAACCCGACCTGCATACTTTTTCATAACCCCCACACCGCAGGGGACAAAAACGGAAGCGGTGCCACATATTGATTGTTGATTTATTGTAGGCGGTTTGTCCGTTCCGCCTGTTTTTTTGAACAACTAAAACAAACTGATATGAAAGAGAAAGAACCCGAAACAATCCCCGACCGCACAGGCAATGCTTTTGCCGCCTACGCGGTGATGACCACGGCGGCAGAGTTACTGCTACGTGAGACGGAACGCAGTATGGCAGCCGACCATATAGCCCTCAAACGCGAGCGCAAGCAACTCATACGAGAGTTACAAGCGTCTATCAGCCGCACCAAGTACCTGTACCAACGTTTCACGGAGGAGTGCTGCGTTGATGGCTTCGAGTCCTTTGACGCGCTACTCAATGACGCAAACACCATAGCGGCACTGACAATGCGTTTCTACAATGCCACATACGGCAACGCTGACAACGGAGATGAGATACGCAACTTTGTCAAAGGCTTGCAGGTATCCGAGATGTTCACCGAAGACCAAATCAAACAATTTGAGAGCAGATTATGACAGCACAGAAACTAATCGACAAACTCACTGCTCTGCCCGATGAGCAGAAGACATTAGAGGTGAACTTTTTAGACGACTACAACGACACACATGGCATAGAGGGCGATGTGCTTGTTACTGACGGTATTGTATTCATTACGGAGTACAGCAATGAGGAGTACCATAAAATCAAAGTGTAGCAACTTATAAACCAATCTCCAACTTAAAAATCACGATTTACAAGTCTATTTACAAGTATGAGCAAGAAATCATTACAACAGCAATGGCAGGAGGTCTGCAACGACTACCTGCGGGCGTTCTGCAAACGCCACGAATACGCCTACGACCCCAATGATTGGATAGGCATAGGCGCAGAGAATATCGGCACTATCGTAGAGGTAAACGATATGTACATCAATATGGACGACCTCCGCTACGATGTGGATAACAACGTCCCCGCGGACAAGTTCGCCAAGTGGTACGACAAGCAACTCGAACTCCACGAACTCGGCATAGAGGTCTGGCTGAACTATCCCAACTACTGCAAAGGCGCACCCGACGAGTGGACGGAGGAGCGTATGGAGGAACTGCGGGCTGCCAACCAACGCCTGTGGGAAATGAAAGAGCAGTTAGAAGAGATGTGCAAAGACTACAAGAAGAAAAAGACAACGATGTTCTAATGGAATGGTGTATTATCTTGGCTATCGCTATCGTTATACCTCTCTGTATCGCAGTAGCAGCCATAGCCGACCGCCACTCTGATAGCGACAACGACGACTATTGGGAGTGGTAACTAACCCGCCGAGAGTGTTCGGCAAGCGGTCTTTGACGTATTGAGAATAGTTGTAAAATGCAAGTTGCAACTTTACCAAAAATGCAAGTCCTTCTTGCACGGTCGAATAAATTATCGTACCTTTGCCGCCGATAATAGATTTCTCATGAAAGATAGCGATAGAATATCGAAAATCAGCGCAGCAGCAAAGTACGTTTTAATCAAGGGCGGTGCCATGGATATTTACCACTTGGTAAAGATATTGTACTTTGCAGAACGAGAACATTATGCTAATTATGGGACACACTTATTGCCCGATAATTTTGTGGCAATGAACTACGGTCCTGTACCGACTTTGCTGTATGATGCTATCAAGATAGCAAGAAACGATATTGATGCCTACCCGCAGAACATACTTGCTTCTCAATTGGCAAAATCTTTTGTAGTAAAAGGGGAGTTGTTGGCAGCCGCTGGGGAGATTGATATGGACGAATTGAGCAGGGCTGAAATACGGGCTTTGGATAGGTCTATCGCAGATAATAAGAATAAGAAATTTGATTTGTTACGCGACCAGTCTCACGATATTGCTTGGCGGACTGCTTGGGAGACAAAAAACAATTCCCTTATGAATGAGTTCCTGATTGCGAAAGCAGGTGGAGCGAGTGATGATTTCATTGATTATCTGAGGGATTGCCGAGAGTTTGAGAGAGCATTTAATTAGCGAGCATGGTTGAGGAACTTTCAAAATCCCAATTTGAATACGCCATAGGGCACACCATTGAGGTTGGTAATGTGTATCGTTTACACCTTGGAGACGAAGAAGATGTAAAGGAAAAGCATATAGGGGATAGTGGTCGTAACAAGTACATTATTATCCTCGGAACATCTGAAACAGAAATGCTCTGCGGTTCGGTGTTGATTAACTCCGAGATTAACAACGGACTTCCTCAACACATTAAGGATAGACATATTCTGATTAAGGCGGAAAATTATGCCTTTTTGAGGGGTAAGGACAGATATGTTGATTGTTCAAGCATTAAGGAGATAAGTTATAGTAAGTTCCAAAAATTCTTTGAGCGTTCTTTTAAGGGGAAAATGCTGGAAAGCGATATGGATATTATTATTTCCAATGTTATTGACTATGAGAATGCTCAACCAAAACAATTAAAGAGATATTCTTTGATATAGTATAATGCCCCGCCCTGCTTTCTTGTAGGGACAAGAGCCACCTACGGGCGGTTTATCTTCAAGCGACTATTCTCAATATGAGTTTAGTCGCTTTTTTTGTATGTATAACTAACATAAACATGTGGACCAGATTGAACCGAAATTAAACATAAAAACAGCATTAAACCGTTCATTTTCAGTGGAAAAATCAGTGGACCACACAATAACTAAAACAATAACAAAATGGAAACAATTCAAATCAACGGTAAGTCGTACCTAATCGACATTGAGAAAGCCACCGAGCAGGGTCTGCTCAAGGAGAAAGATAACAAGCCACAGAGTTGGGAGGAGTATAGCGATATGCGCGAGAAAGTATTCGGGCAAGGTTATATAACAGGTTATGACCAATATGCAGCAAATCATCGTGGCAATTATAATACTATTTATGATGTATTCAATTCTTCAGATGAAGCCAAAGCATTTTGCGCTCTTGGCAAACTCATCCAACTCCGAGATGCTTGGTGGGGTGAGTGGAGACCTGATTGGAAAGATAATGAATTCAAATATAGTATTGGAATATATTTTAACAGGATTGATATTACATACCATGCCAATCTGTCGTATATTCTCGCTTTCCCAACGGCAGAAATGAGAGATGATTTTCTCTCCACATTCCGAGACCTTATTGAACAAGCCAAAATGTTTTTGTGATATGGAGATGGACAAACTTTACAACCAAGACTGCCTTGTCGGAATGAAAGACATACCCGACGAGAGCATAGATTTGGTAGCAACGGACTGTCCGTACAGAATTGTCGGGGGCGGTTCGGGTAATTCCGACCACGAGCCGAGCGGTATTCTCAACAAGCAGCGTGAGTATATCACCAAGGGCAATGTAACGTACAAGAAAGGCACAAAGCATATCAACCTATGCGGTGTGTTTGACGACAGGGCAGACGCTGTCCGTGCAGGCAAACTCTTTGCTCATAACGATATTGCTTTTTCCGAGTGGTTGCCCGATGTTTACCGAGTGTTGAAACAAGGTACACATTGCTACATAATGGTCAATGCACGCAACCTCAAAGAACTGCAAACGGAGGCAGAGAAAGTCGGGTTTGTATTCCAAAACCTGCTCGTATGGGACAAGAAAAACGCCACGCCTAACAAGTACTATATGCAGTGTTTGGAGTTTATACTTATGCTTTCCAAACGCCCCGCACGGAATATCAACGATATGGGCTGCAAAAACCTGCTGTCCACGCCGAATATCATCGGCAATAAATCTCACCCGACCGAAAAACCTGTTGCTCTCATGGAGCAACTAATCCGCCAGAGTACCGATGAGGGCGACATCGTGTTAGACCCATTCGCAGGCGGTGGCAGTACACTCATTGCAGCCAAACGGTTGAAAAGACACTACATCGGCTTTGAGATTGATAAGCAATACTACGACATCGCGTGCAACAGGCTATACAGAGAGCCACAACAAACAGCAATGTTCAATTGATAAGTTATGATACGGCTTGACCAAGTGAATACTTTTTGGTATGAGGGGACAATTATCGAGTTCAGAGATGCCGAAGCGCGAATTAAAGACAATCGCTTGTATGCTGCGCGATATATCACTATACAGAACAAAATCGGCGAGAGACGCATATCGAAAGTAATAATGTGCCTGCCGAAAGCCTTTGAGTCAAAAAGAGTGGCTTCTATGCAAAGAAATGCCGTTCAAGCACGTTTCCATTTTTGCATACGTTTCGTGAAAGGCGATGGCGGGGGCGCATATAACATTATTCAGTGCCTTTCTATTGAACCGAAAGAGGACAGGTATAAGCACCTGCGGCAAGAGGTTGTATATGACCCATACAGAATAAGAAAGAACAATGCTCCCATAGTAGATAGTGATGGGTACTCTTTCCCTTATGATTATTGATGTTATTTCTTTTGGTTGAGGTAGAAACTCCAATCAAAAAGAGCCAATAACTTCTCGTTTGCTTCCCAAAGCGGCGAGAAGTTTTTTTGTATATACACGTCTGTCGTTTTGAAGTTCTGCGGAGTGGCGTGGTTCAGCATCTGATGGACCGTCATATATTCTACACCACAATCATTTCGCGCTAATGTCGCCATAGTATGCCGCGCCGTATAAAACACGTATTCCCGACTACGGACACTGGTTTCTCCTGCCTGCTTTTTAGGCTCTACCCCCGCATTTTGAAATGCTGTATGTATAAATCTGCATATATTTGTTCTACGGATATGCCCTCGGAAGTCTATTAGATATTCATTGTCTCCCGAATACTTATCAATAATAATTTGCGCCACATCTGATAGTTTGATTTTCATTTCTGCATCTTTACCCAAACGATTGGCTACTTTTTGTCGGTGATAAGTGAGTATGCCATCTTTGTACTGATTTTTTCTCAAAAAGAACAAATCAACAGGATTTATGCCAAAACAAACAAAGGATAGGATAAACATATCTTTTGTGAAATCATATATCCATGTTCCTGTATAAGGTGCATTGATAATAGCCTGCATTTGGTCGCGGGAAAATGCTATATTGTTATATTCGTCCGAGCGTGGCAATTCTATTAGTTTGAAAACGCCATGTTTCACTATGATTATATTTGCGTCGTCATCGTTGTATTGCAGTTGTGCCGCATGATATATTTTTCTTATCGCTGAAATATATGAACATATAGTATTGGCTTTTAAGTTCTGTATCGAGCGGAAATAGTCGTACATATACTTTGCATTTATCTGTGAAAAATACAAAGGCTTGTCTTTGTTGTATCTTTTGAACGACCGAACAGCAGTCCGATAGGCGTTTATAGTTCCACTCGCTGTTCGTTTTCTGATATACTCATCTGCAAAAGCAAAGAAATCTATCGGAGTCTCTTGGTTCTGAATAAGTCGTATCAAGTGGTCTATATCCATACTGTCTGCCATAAAGCCGATATTCGCGACAGCACTACGATATTCCTTTATTCTCTCGTCTATTTGGTCGTTGATTTTCGTGTCTTTTATCTTATACCCTCTCGTAAGTTGATTTTGCGTTACGTAAAATGGGGTCGGCAAAAAACGCGATTTCCCATGGTGGGTAACTCGTATCTTAACATTCCAAGTGCCGTCTTGTTTGCGGTTGGATGGTAGTATTAAACCTTTGAATGTTGGCATAATTTTTTGTACAACTATTGTACAAAATCTGAATTAAATATGATGTATTCTATGTGATATATTTCGACTAAACGTGAATTTATAAAGCGTCTCCGTTCCGCTATATACCGATATAATGGTGCGTAGAGCGATTTTTTATCGGATATGACGGCGATGTTGGTCATTTGTTGTGCAATCAATTAAATTTCAATACGTTGTGCTGTTTGCTTGAATTTTGTAGTACAATTATTTTGTAGAAACTGCAAAAATCATCATTTTGAGACCCTAAATTGCTCCGCTCTGAAAACCGCACAAAGGTACAACAAAAATCTAACATACAGAAAAGCCGTCCGCTTTTTTTGTCGGAAAAGTTCTTTCCGTCAGTGGGTGTGTTGTGGGTTGAAAATACATACCTTTGCGCAGAAATGCGCAAAAAAAGTTATGGAGCAGTTTGAAAAGATAAAACAAGAGGCTATTGCACACGGATTATGTGAGCAATGGCAGAATGAATGGGGAGACCCCGACTTGAAACAGATGTGCAGGTTTTTCCATAGAGGGCAGGACTTTTGCATAAAAGAGGATTTCCCAAGCATAGATACTATACGCGAGTATCAGGGACAGATTGAGCAGTACGGCATATTTTCGGGTGTCGGCTTTTCGTCCGAAAACCAACCGTATGTTGTCGCATTGGGCGATGCAGACATTCCTGTCGTCGTACACGGTTCTACCGACTTGACCGTGCGGCACAACGCGACCGTACATCTGTATCTGTATGGAAAATGCCTGTGCTATGTGTCGGCGCACGACAAATGCCACGTGGTAGTAGAACACAAAGACCCCGAAAGTCGCCTGTATATGTCCTATTGGGGCGGAGAGGTGGTCGGCAAAGAGCAATTCAATAAAATTCACATTAAATAGATATAGACTATGGCAGGATTAAATATGTCAGTAGGGCTTGATATTCAAAGCCTGATAAACAAAGCAAAGAAAGCCGAGGGCATTTTGACAAAGTTAAACGCCATGTCGCAGATACATGGCGAGTTCTCTGTAAAAGAGCTGGATAAATTCAGCAAAGAACTGATTGCCTCAAAGAGTATAATTGATAGTTTTGTCGGAAAATTAAAGATAGGCAAAGATGTCTTTGATTTTAAGGGCGTAAAATCAAGTTCCAAAGAGGTAGAAAATATACTGCGCTCTATCAACAAGTATGGCACAAGGGGCATCAAACTCAATGATAAAAAAGTAAATACAACAAGTCTCAGCGGGCTTGTTTCTGCATTGCAAGTCGCTCAAAAAGAAGCAACAGACCTTGACAGAAAACTTGTCTATTTAAGCGGGGTTCAAGAAAAATACAGAAACGGTTTTACGAATGGGAAAGGGCTACGCTCAAACCTCAGCGAAAACATACTCGGTGCCGAAGAAACGGTAAGGGGGCTTAAAGTTTTACAACAGGAAACAGGCGCATATTCTAAACAATTACAGATTGCAGAAAGCAGGTTAAACTCTCTACGCAAAGCGCAGGAGATACTAAAACTGCAAAGCAGGAAAAGCACAGATGCTCAATTTATGGGCTATGTCAATAGTGTAAGTAGTGCGAAACCCAACCCTGAGTTGTATAGGCTTAATGAGTATTATAGGGATTTGGAGAGAACAGGCGGCAGATACAGCGACGTATTAGAGCGCATAAACTATCTCGAAAAAGAACGCGCAAACACATCTTTGCTTGATAAAAAGATAAGCCAACTTAACACAGAGTATTCTGTTGTTGGCAAACTGATAACAGCGTGGAAAAACTATGCTAAAATAGCGCGCAAACACGGAGATACGGCAGGGGAGCAATCTGCGAGGCAGAAAGTTGCAGATTTGCAAAGGCAGCAGATTACATTGCGGAACCTTGCAGAAGAGGAGCGTGCCCGCATACGTGCCACAAACCAAAACAACTCACTCTTAAATGACCAAGGCAGGCTGTTAGGCAAACTAAGGACGCTCGCGGCAAACTATTTGAGCGTTTTTGCGGTTGTTGATTTCGGGCGGAAGATTGTTGAGACGACAGGTTATTTTGAGCAACAGAAAGTGGCATTGCAGGGTATTCTCAGGTCTGCTGCTGCCGCACAAAAGGCTCTCAACGAACTCAAAGGAATGGCAATCGAGTCGCCTTTCGAGTTGAAAGACCTTGTCGGATATACCAAACAACTCTCCGCTTATGGAATAGAGGTGGAAAACCTATTACCTGTAACCAAACAACTCGCAGACTTATCCACAGGTCTTGGTGTGGATATGGGGCGTTTAATCCTCGCTTATGGGCAGGTAAAATCAGCGTCTGTATTGCGAGGGCAGGAGTTGCGCCAATTCACAGAGGCGGGTATTCCTATGGTGCAGGCATTGGCAGACAAATTCACACAACTCAATGGGCAACTTGTAACAACAGGAGAGGTGTTTAACCTTATCTCGGAACGCAAAGTGCCTTTTGAAATGGTTGCGTCCGTGCTGTCCGATATGACCAAAGAGGGTGGTGCGTTTTACAAAATGCAGGAGAACATCACCGACACGCTCTATGGTCAAGTGCAGAAACTCAAAGACCTGTGGACTATATCGCTAAACGATATGGGTTCGGGCATTGGTGGAATTTTGCGTGGCTTTGTGAGTATGCTGCAAGGGCTTGTGAAGAATATCCGAGCCGTGATGTATGCAATCAGCGGCGTGGCGGTAGTCAATGTGCTTAAACTGATAAGGAAAGAGTTTATCGGTATCAGGACGGACATAATCCGTGCGTATGGCAGTATGCAGGCTTTCAATGCGCAGATAAAAGCCGCGCACGGATTGATGGCTAAACTTAAAGTAGCCGCCAAAGGTATAGGTGCAGCCCTAAAAAGCAATCTTATTGTCGCAGCATTGTCTGCTATTTCGGGTGCCATCATCAATGCCATACAGAAATCCAAAGAGTTCGGCAACTCTCTGGCAGAGATAGAAAAATCTTTCGCCAAAGATACTGCAAAATATATACAGGGTTTTGACTCGCTCATCGGCAAACTCTCCTCTATGACAGAGGGGACGAAAGAGTATAACGAAGCATTGGACACTCTCAAATCCAATTATGGCTCGTTTGTCAATCCTGCTTTGATAAATCAACTAATAGCTGAGCGCAAGCAACTTGACGACACGGCAGAGGGTTGGGGGCGTTTGCGAGACTCGGTTGTGGCTGCCATACAAGCAAAGAAAGAATACGAAATGCACGAAGCCCTAAAAGAGAACGCGGGGAGCAGTGCTGTGGAAAATAGCAAAAGTCTTAAAAGTTTGTTTGGTAAAGACTTAACAAACAGAATTTCGGGGGCAAAATATATACAAGACAATAATCTGTTAAACTATGATGTAAAAAAATACGGTGGAGACTTAGGCTTGTACAATAGAATATATGGTGATATTCAACACGGAAATGCTGAATCTGCTTTTGATTTTGCCAAGAACACATTTATCGCCAATGATTTTACCACAAAAGACCAATTAAAATCCGAAATACAGCGTTCTTTTACGAATAGCGGCGTTTCAAAGGAGGTAACAAAATATGTCCTTGACAACATCGATAAAATATGGGAAGATTTATCTGACACAAAAGAGTTTAAGGAATATCTCCACCAGCACGAAATCAACGAAAACGCACCTCAAAAGGTTATAGAAAGGCGTTTTGAGCAGGCGCAGCGCACGACGGCAGGTCGTCAAGAGGGGCGTTGGGTAGAGGGTATGTCAAATGCCGATTACAACCCTGCCAAACTTGCGCACGCAGAGGATTATGACTATGCTGTTGCTGTTCGTGATTTGATTGGCAATATCAGCCAAACGATAGCCGAGAAAAGGAATGCAGGCGAGAGTGATACTCTGTTTGTCGGCGGGGAAGAGGGCGTTGGAAAATACGAAGAAGCCCTCGCCGCATTTAACGCGCAGGTAACAGGCATATCAGAGGGGTCGTTTGAAGCGGCAGACAAGACAAAGGCTATCGCAGAGGCTTTGCAGGGGCTTGCCAATACAATCAACAATAGTGATTTGCGTAACCGAATAGACTTTATCACAGGCAAGTTTACGCAGTTGGCAGGCACTAAAACAGGGCGTGCCGCGTCAATCAGCACTGCCATTGAAAAGGACTTTTTAGGCAGCGGTGAACTACCCCACGAAACAAAAGACATATACAAAAGGTACGTTCCTACGGACGCAACCGTTGATGAGATACGCAACGGCATTAAGGCGGAGTATGACAGGCTTGAAAATGAGATAAAGTCTTACGGAGGCAAACAGGGCAACGAGGCAAACGCCGAGTATGTAAAGTCTCTGAAAGAGCAGCAGAAAATCCTCAAAACACTTGCGGGTGAAAAATACTACGACATCGATTTGTCAAAACAAACAGGCGGTGGAGCGGTGTCTATCAAGACAGAGTTGAATGATTTTATCAACAACCTCAAAAAGGCTTATGAGACCTACAAAAACGCCACACAAAAAGGCGGCGTGGAGATGGGACTCGGCTATGTGCGCAATGACAAGCAGTTTCAAGAGATGTTCGGTCAGTACTTTGGCGGCAAAGACAACGAGGCATTTGAGGAGAAACTTGGCAACGTAAAGATTGGCGACAAGTCCGTCAGCACAATGATACAGGACAAGTTCATTAGTGGCGGTGCAGAGGACGGCATTATGGACTTTGAGGAAGCCGCAAAAGAGGTTGCAAAGGAACTGATGGAGTACTACAAAGCCGACAAGGAACATCGTGCCGCGTTCAAAACCGCGTCCGAGCAACTGACCAGATGGATAGAGTCCACCATTTCCAAAGACAACCTCAATGTGGCGTTGGAGAAACTCGAAAAAGAGGTCAAAGATTTGTGTTTGTCATTTGAAAAGACGGCAAAAATGGTTGATTTGTACCGCAAACTAATGGAGAATGGTACAGACGATACACAAGGAAAGAATACGGGTGTAACACGCAATGATGTAACAACCCCCGCTTCCGTGCACCAAAGAAAGAATATGCAAGCGGTTGTTGGGAAATACAACGAGCAGGTCGCTGCCATGTCGGGCGGGCAGGGAACGCCATTCGAGATTGGCAGTCTGAATAACATCACAGATGTGTATAAAGCATTGGATAACATCGGGGAGTTGCGCAAAATGAACGGAGAAAACTTTGCCGCGACCGAACTCGGACAGACAACATCGGTCGTTGAAAGCCAACTGCAATCACTGCTTGGGACAATGATAAAGGAAATCGGCTCTATATCGGGTAGGCAATACACAGGAAACACCCTCGAAGATATGATAGCCAACTCGCATATAGACCAACGAGTGCGGAACGCTAATTATGAGGAAGCACAAAACACGTCCATAGCGCATGGCGAGGGCTTCGACTACGAGGCTATCAAGACTTATTTAGAGGGCAACAAAGCCGACGCTACGGCTATGTACGACCAATTCTTAAAAGACAATCGCTTTGATACTTTCGCCAAAGACAATTTGGGAAATATCGATATGGGGAAGTTGGAGTCAAAGTTCAACGAGATGCTGGACGGTGTTCCCGGTGAGTTGCGCAGTGAATTGGAGAGCAAATGGACAGACTTAAAACTTTCCGTACAGGAGTATAATTCAAGCAGGGGGGCTTTGGGGTCTTTCGGCTCTGCTTTCAGAACCTACCGCGATGCAGACAAAATCGCAAAAGCGGAGTACGACCAAACGAAGGGGCGGGCGACAACAATCCAACAGCAGTTGCAAAGCGGGACGAATGTCTTGACAGGCGCACCATTAACGCTGCAAGAGACTATCGCGCTAAACGCTGAACTTGCTTCGTGCAACGAGAAACTGGAAGCGATGGGGACGAATGGTCAGAACCTTGCGAAAGACATCAAACAAGTCTCTCTCAAACACATGGACTCAAGTCTTAGTGCTGTAAACAAAAGCCTTGATTCAATGTCTAACGCAGTAACCTCTGTTGTCAGCGCGGCAAAAGCAATGGTTTCCGCTTTCAACAATGTGTACGACGCAATGAATGACGGCGAGAACCCCGAATGGATGCAGCAGGCAGAGAGTTTCTTGGGCGATTTCGGAGAGACTTTTGAGCAACTGATTGCGCCCATTGGTGCCGTTATTGCGATGATTGCGGCTTTGACAACCGCATTTGCAGTTTGCGAAACAGTGGCGTGGCCGTTATTGATTGTTATGCTCGCTCTTATCGCGGTAGCGGCGATTGTTGCTGCTTTCAAAGCCCACGACAACGCATTAGAAGCGCAAAACGAAGCCCTGACGAAAAAGATTGGGGACACCGAAAACGCGATGAAGAACCTCAATGCCGCTGCCGAGAGAATGACAGGGTTTGACGCATTTGGAACAAAGATGGACGCATTGGGCAAGAACCTTGAAATTTACCAAGACCAAATGCAGCAAATGGCGAATGAGGAAGCCAAAAAGAACACCGATGAGGATAAGGTTAAAGAGTACAAACAAAGCGCACAGGAGAGTTTGGACGAGTTCCTGAATGGTCTGAAAGATATGCGAGACGAACTCACGGAGTCTGTTGAGAGTTGGGCTGACTCAATATCGAGTGCGTTGCGTTCTGCTTTCCAAAACGGAGAGAACGCTGCCCGCGCAATGAAATCGGCTGTCAATGAGATGATAGGCGATATGATTGAGAATATGCTTAAAATGGCAGTTCTTGAACCGCTGTTACAGAACGCAATGGATAGTTTCTTGGGCGGTAGCGTAGAGGATATACAGAAAAAGTACACAGACAAAGACGGCAAGTTTGATAGCAAAGGCTACACGGACTATCTGAAATCTCTGTACAAAAGCACAGACAAGGTCAATCAGTTCAAGGAGGACGTGGATAATGCGGGAACTGCTACGCTTGACATTATCAACTCGCTGCCTGAGGAGATAAGGAAATACCTCAATTTCAACTCTGACCGTTCCTCGCTGTCAAGCGGCATTGAGAGTATCACGGAGGACACGGCACGCACATTGGAGGGGCTTTTCAATAGTCAGTTGGGCGTTACCATTCAGATACGGCAGTTGTTGGAGGACTACGTTAATGGTAGTGGGAATGGTGGCAGTGGTAGCACAAACGCCACAATGGTCAGCATACAAACCCACGTTGGCGCAATCAACAGCAATGTAGCACTTATTTTACAGGGACTGAATGAAGTGCGAGACACGCAAGTTCGCCCCATTCACGTAACAATGGTGTAAAAAATGCGCAAAAATTTGCACGTATTAGATTTTTGTCGTACCTTTGCAGGCAATTACACAATGATATGTGTATATCCTTCAAATTTACAACGTGAGGTTGATTCGGCTATTTGATAGCGTGTGATGCAAATCACATTTCCCTCCGTCAGGGTGGTGCAAACGCATCGCCCTTTTTTATGCTTTATAGCATATTGGGTGAAATAAATCGTAATTCATTTGGCTAATTGAAATTTTTGATGTAATTTTGTCGGCGAATTAACAATTAAACAAATCCTTATGAAAAAGAAATTAGTAACATTTATGCTATGTTTTATTTGTAGCATTATGGCGGTTTCCGCGAAAAGCAAACTCGCAATCGACAAAACTATTGACGGCGTACGTGTTGTGCAAACAGAACGCACGGCACACGTATTCTCGTATACCCAAATGACAGATGCCTCAATCTCTCTTTCCTGTGTAAAAACCGAAAACATTTGTCAGTATTGCATAAATGTATTTATATTCACCAACAATGACATATCCAAAGGCAATAAACTCTTACTCAAGTTGGATAATAACGAAATTTTAACTTTGGCTGCCGATACCGATGCCGAGACCGAAAACTTAATGACAACGCAAAATGTGTTCGGTGCTATAACAGGGAAAACTGATATAACACACATACCATACACTATTACGATAGAGCAACTGCAAAAAATCATAAACAACAAAGTAGTTAAAGTACGAGTAGAAACAACTCTTGATGCTTTTGACGGGAAAGTATATGGCAATAAATTCTCCAAAACCATTCAAGAGGATTATAGCCTAATACAGGGTGCATTATCACAGCAGAAATCGATTTATGATGATTTCTGAAAACGCAGCGTAACCCTCACCTACACCGGCAATGGCGCGGGAGTAGCAGCCAGTTTCTAATCAGTAAGTATAAAAAACAAACAACCGCACTCGTTTGGATTATGAGTGCGGTTGTTTGTTGAATGGCTATTGCTGAATTGTAATATACGTATCGTTGCTTGGAATAGCGTTCAAGACGGCTGCCATATCGTTAGAAACACCGCTATAAGATTTGAGACCTTTTTTCATTACTGTACTAAGAGCGGCTCTAAATGCAGCCCAGTTTATGTTTTTTTGTCGTAATTGTCCCTCTTGTGTTGCTGTTTCAGATAGTCCTTTGGCAATAATGCGTTGCTCGTCTCCGCTATTATCAACCACAAAGAATTTTTCTTTGCTTTTGGCAGAAATGAAACCGTCTTCACAGATTGCAGTCATTGGATAATAGGACACTCCATCTGGTTGGGGCAGTGCATCGAATGGCGTTTGGGGTACTGTCGTTGTCGGGTTCTCCTTAAGGTGAGAAAAATCGTCTCCGACTATACCCCCTACACTTGCTTGTGTAGCCACTTTGGACTTTACTTTGGACGATTGCTGACCAAAGTATTCAGAGATGCTTTTTTCTTGACTAATAATAATTCGACATATTGCATACTCGTCATACACATATATTCCACCGTCCGAAGAACCGCCTCCTGTATCAATTAGGATACTACCGCTGTTGGTCTTAATCGCCACTTTTGAGTCATCGATTTGGAATATCCCAATCTTTCCTGTTCCGTCTTTTTTGAGGAGGGTGGTGATAGGTGTGCCGCCTGTCTCTTTGAGGTAGTTGGCATCGCGTGAAGCATTGAAAGCGTCAATGTACGTTCCGCCGCCCCATAGGAGGACATTGTCCTGTTCGCCGTCTTTGTTCTGTATCAGCCCGCTCATACCTGCGGTGATATTCTTGTTGAAGTCGCGCAGCATTAGCACATTGGTCATAACAAGACCTCCTGTGATGTCGGTTTTGTTTTGCGGTTCAAGACACTCCGCAAGGAAACCGACCGCCGTCTGATAGGCAGTAGCCCTGTTGCCTTTCTGCACCATGATGTCGGTGAACTCCATACCGATACCCGCTGTGCTGCCTTGCAGTCCCGAATAGATAAGCATACTCCACGTACCTGTGCTCGGTATGGTAAAGGCTTGCTCTACGCGGGTAGTACCGACAGCGAGTTCTCTTGTCTGAGTGGCACTTGAAGCATTAAAGTCGTACAGCAATACAGTGTATTTGTCTGTGCTGCCCGCCTTGACAACCGACTTGCCGCAGGAAAAGACATAGCGGGCGTCGTTCTGTAAGTTTTTAACTAATGTTGCATAGTTGTAGTTGTTTGTAGCGTTGGCAGTAATCGTCAGCGGGTTGTCGCCTGTATAGAGGTTTTCGCCGCCTGTCTCTTTGTCTGCTTCGGCTTCCGCCCAACCGCTTGGGGCTTTGTTGCCCTCCGTGAGTTGTATCTCGTAGATACGAGTATTAGCCCACGTGCCATACGAACAGACGATACCTGCTACCGTCTTGCCGCTTTCGGAAACAAGCGTGGCTTCCGCGGGTGTCGTCTGGTCTTTGGCACAGAATATCCAACTGCTGCGAGTGCCGTCCGAGTACTTGAAACCGAGATATAATCCGGCGTAGTCCTTGACGCTATCCACTCTCCACTTGACTTTGAGACAATACTGCTTGCTTGTCTCAAAGGACACGTTCCCTTGCAAGATGTCATTATACGATTCGCCACCACCCACGTATGTATATACTTGGTTCTCTTTGATTTGGTAGTACTCACCGTAATCGTCGAAATTAACGGTTGTTGTACCTGCGGACTTGGCGTTCCAATCGAGCATATACTTCTTGGCAAAGAGGTTGCGTGTACCCATACTCATAGCAGCCACCTCTATCTCGCTCACACGCTTGGCAATGGCATTGAGCAACGTTACGTTCGCTCCGTAGTAGTCGCTGAAATTTTTGTTGAAAGTAGCAGATACGATTGTTGTATCTTCGTTTGCCGACAACTTGGCTGTATTGGTCAGATAGGAGTTAAGACTATCATACGCGGTCTTGTAGGCAGCATACTCCGTGTTGGAGGTGTAGCCGCTTTCTCCCCAGCATACTTTGGCGTTGTTGGTATTCTTGGCGAACTCGGCTTGTATGCTTGCCCACTCGGTACGCACAGAGCATTTCTCCTGCTTGGTAAAGATATTGTCGCTGGCGATGTTGGTAAGTGTGGTGAGCGCGGTTTGTGCATTAGCCTTTGCTGTTGCTGCTTCTGTGGCAGCCTGTCCTGCTTTTGTGAGTGCACTGCTTGCCGCTTCCCAATCGTCTTGGGCAAAAGTCTGTCCTGCGGTCTTGGCGGTCTTGCATTTGAGAATATCCTTACCGTCTCCGTCTCCTTGTGCCCATAAGTCGCCTATCTCGTAGGGCGGGGTAGGTTGTACGACAAACACCCTGCGTTTGCCGTCTGCCGTGTCCTGTGCTTTGGCTGCGTTCTGCAAGGCACGCACCGCATCGCTGTCGGCTATCTCGTGCCAATGCCAACCTGTGGCAGGGCTATCCCCTGTGCCTTTGCACCAACGCCACGACTTGCCTGCGTCGGGGTTGATGACCACTCCGCTTGCCACGACATCTGCGATAGAGGTCTGCGCTCCGTCTATGCGGGTAACAGAGATAGCAATATACGGATAGTCTGCCGTGACAAAATCCGCTGTCTTCCAAAAGTTTGCAACAACCAGTTTCTTATTTGCATCAAAGTAAAGGACTGCGAACTTATACGTGCTATAATCAGATAAGTGAACAACACTGCCTTTCTTGTTCTCCATCAACTCTGCGAGACGTATAGGCTTTTTGTTCGTGTCATATTTTGCGCCATTAACTACCCAACCATAGCCTGTCTTACTTTCTGCAAACGAGCCCTGTTCCCATACGTCTTTCTCTAACTTGGTGTATTGTTGGATATTGGTGTAGGTGTCCCCCTCATGGCGTTGTTTGAGTTCGTCAGCCGTCCACTCGTTGGCAGGGGCGTTGGAGGTGGTCGGTACTCCCTCCATAAAGTAACTATCCACCACGCCGTCTATCTGACTTTGCAAAGTGTCTCCGAGAGCCTTGACTATGCCGTCCGCATAGGTCTTATTCTCTGCAATAGATGCTTCTACATCTTCGGGCGCAGGAGTCCAGTCGGTGGCTTTGTTGCCTTTCTCTAACTGCACCTTAGAGATGTAGATAATCGTAGTTGGCACACCGATAAACAATGTGGCATAGTTGTACGGGTCTGTCGGGTGGCTGTGCAACACCACCGAGAAACGTTGCAGGGTCTTTGTTATCTCCACTTTCTTCATTACAGCAGTATCATACGGCGTTCCCGCAAGACGCAGATAAACAAGCACGGAAGTAAAACTGCTTGACGATAGCAGACGTGCGTCAAAGGATAATACATAATCTGTGTCTAATTCGAGGTTGCCCTTGGCTTTTATCCATACAGACTGCTCCCATGTATATCCCGCATCGGGCTGTTGGCTCTTATGAATGTATATCTCACTTCCTGTGCCACCGTCATAGTTATTTACCACTTTGGTAGTATAGCAGTCGCCATAAGCAAAGATATTGGTCGTGCTACTACCGTCTGATAAGAGTATGAGGTTTCTCCCACCTATCTCCAAGTTGTCAAGAGCGGCTTGGGCGGCACTTGCGGAGGCCTCATCTGCGTATGCTTTTGCTACATCGTCGGCTTTTGTGGAGATAGCATTGAGTGCCGTTGTGCGGGCGGTGTAGTATGCCGTCTGTTTCGTTGAGAAATCACTTGGTATATTGATATTTTCGGGCTCTGCAGCAGACAATGCTTCCAACTTGGTACGATAGTCCGTGTAGGCGGTATTGAAAGCCGTAGGAGTGTCCAAACTATACTTGGTGTACTCGGTTGTTATCTGCGACTTGTCTGCGTCTATACGTGCTATCTCGTCTTTGATACCCTGTTTCTCAACAGGACTTATTACTCCATCGGCAGCCCAATTATTAAGACGTGTGGTGGCAGCATCCGCCACAGACTTTGCATTATCGGCAGCAGTCTTGGCGGCGGCAGCGTCCTCTTTTGCCGAGTCGGCAGCGGATTGGGCGTTGGAGGCGACACCCTCTGTAATACCAAGTCTGGCAAGGATGCTATCCGTGCTTTCGTCATTCACACCCCCAATGGTAAGAATGCCATTTTCATACGACAGTGCTTTCCCTGCTCCGTTTGATAGTACAAAATCCCCATTATTAAGGTCAAAATACGAGTTCCCTGCAAGTGTCGAAATCTTGCCGCAAACAAGGTTGTCGCCATACATATAGGCATTGCCGCGAGTCTCCACCAATGTGTAGTTACCGCCGCCATCAACGGTCAATATGCCCCAATTAAAGAACCATGAATTTGTGTCTTCTGTATCATTAACAGCGTACTGCTTTGTGGAGCATACCCATTCGCCCGCATTGCCCTCACGAGAGCATTTTAGGCAGATAAAGTAATTTGACGCTCCGCCAAGTCCTTGGTCAAGTCCGCCTGTTACAGCCCACGTCCCGCCTTGTGCGCCTTGCGTATAGACATAATGACGAAGGGTGTCTGCATTGGTAACTTTGAAATGCCAATTACTGCCGACTTTCTCTATCTTACAATTATGGAATACCTGCTGCCCGCCTGAACTCAACCCTGTTCGCGTCTTGTCAAGTTGGTAGTTCATACTATCCGCGCCAACCTGCATCATCATAACCTGCAAAAACGTTTGGTCGCACGTGCCGTCGGGGTCAAAAATAGAGTTCCTGAGGTTAAGCAATGTCTGATAGTTCTTGCGGGCGGTATTAACCAATGCCTCTATGGCTTTCTCGCTTTGCTCTCCTGTGATACGTGTATTTTCTATATTAGACATTAACGTAGCCCAAGCAGTTGCCGCAGGGTTCTCCGAGAATGTTGCTGTTATCTCTCGGATAGGAGCGGTATCAGAATTGCTGTCGGTCATTTTTATCGTAAGGCTATCTATGGTAAAGTCGGCATAGTTTAGTTTTGCAGTTCCATCTGCATAATCTTTCTCGTACACAGACTCTACCCACATACCTATACTACTATTGTTGTTTGCTTTGAATTGCAATGACGGATAGTACACTACATCATCATTAAAGTTGCTCGGCAACTCAAACTTAAATGTCAGATGTATGTAGCCGCTCTTTTTATTTTTGTCAGTTGATAGTGAATAAGTCGGTAGGAATTTTGCCGCATCAATGCCGTCATTTTTCACCGAAAACAACGCAAGCGCATTGTTAGTGGCTAATGATGCATTGTCTTTTATGTAACACGTAAATGTATAAAACCTACCTTTTGTAAAATCCACTGCGTCATTAGAGGATAACCAAGCCGATGCCCCATTCGTATTTATGATTATTGACGAATACAACGGATTGTTTCCGTAGTTCGACAAATACCTACCGTCATTATCGGTAGATATTTCCAAGTCGTCATCTACCATACGGATATTCAATCCCTCGCGCATTTGTAGGGCATAGTTCGGTATTTGTTGTAGGCGTACCTTGTCGAATTGAGCAGAATAAGAAACACTGCCATTGTCATTGGCATTAAGGTATTTTCTTGCTTCGCGCAACAATCTGTTTTCTGCCGCATGGATATAGATGTCGGGCATATAGATGTCAAGGAATACGAGGTGGTCGCCTTTCTTGACGCATAAATCTTTGGTCGGCAGGATAAGATTGAGGTTGCTGTAATCGGCTTCGTCGAGGTTAATACGATTGCAGCAAATACGCCAAATAGCACCTGCTGCGAGGGCTGCCCTTGGTATAGTATCGCCCTTGTTATAATCAGAGTCCATGAAAAAGTCATTATTCAGACTCCCATCCTCATTATAGGCGCAGATGCAGGTGTATTGATTATCCACAACTTTCGCCGCTGCTGTAAATTCGCGCCCTGCCATTAGACCGTCAAGCATACTGATTTTGAGTTCCGTACCAACCACAAATACCATATCGCCAAAATCATTTTGCTCATCTATCTTAAAGCCTACATCTTTCAGATAGATGTCAAAAGTCTTCTGCTGCGTTTCCAAATCATCTACATTGGAACTTGTATCTTCAATCACGATAGGCTCAACGGCGGCGACCTCATTGACTATCGTAGAGTCTGCGCTTCCGCCTTGGTAATCAATAGTTGTGCGCGGCCAAGCCCAAGCGGAATACCCATCGCGACTGAAATGGGTCTGGCTATACCCCTCAAAAACATACAAGTCGCTCAGCCAAAACGTATCTTCATACTGAATTTGGTTCATATTTATCTCTGCTCTTTTAGCATCGGACAGAGACGAAATACTATTTGGGTTGGAAAACCACTCGCTGCGATTGGTGCATTGGTATGTCTTGTTGCTATCAAATCCCCTGTCGTGCACCAAGAAACACGAACCGGGGATATAGTCCGCGCCATTGGCTGTACGTGTTGGGACTTTCGTATCGTGCTGCCGTTGCTTTGTAATAGCCTCGCTATCAGTATTCCCACCATACAAAACCGCTTTCACGGTCTTGCCCATAGCGTGCACAATCACACACAAGTCGTCGGGTGGCGCGGCTTCGACTAACTTGTTTATACCTGCGGTCTTCCCGCTCGGCACAACTTTGTAGCACTGAACACGTGCCACAGGATATGCGGAATTGCCCTGTTCGAGTTTATCATTCGCAATGCCACTACTCTTGATTTTAATGCAGTACTTTATCTGTCGCAGGTCGCCATAAGTTATGTACCGTAAAGACGGATATATTTCCTCGAACTGCTTACTACCCTCTCGTATGCCATATTTCTTAATACTGTCCTCGGATAGAATATAGTCCGTCTTTCCGTCCGCGTCAAAAGACGGCAACATCAAACGGTTCACATACCTGCCCGACTGAATACGGTCGGAGCAATAGTATCTATTGAGGTTGCGCGCTGCTCCATACGCAAAAAGTTTTGTTATAGGGCTTTCCTTACCGAGTGCTTTGGTAATTTGGTACAATCCGCCATGACCAAGCGCAATAGGCTGATGTGAGGTCTTCCCGTATTGAAATTGGAACATCTGCGAACTTGGTGCAGTATCAATAGACCCACCGTCCGTCACGCGGCAGAAATACGGGCGTTTATACCCCACGTAGATAGTACGTCCATTGATAAAGAATGTGGTGTTTAGCCCCTCCTCATCGTTCAGTTTCAACAAAGCGTCCATTACAGAGTTGCCCGAAAAAGATAATGACACACGCTCTAATGCCGTGTTTTTATTCTCATTGACAGCATCGGCTATCTTATACGACCAAAGCGGATTGCCGTCCGTGTCGTGGTATGCTTCTTTCAGAACCGCCATTATGCGGCGCATTAACTCATCTGCACCGCCAACAAAACTCAAAGAGTCAAAACCTGTGTAGATAATAGTATCTACATTCGCCTGCTCTTGACCGCAATCGCGCATCTGCACAAGTCCTAATTCATATTGTGCAGGATAAAATGTGACGGTGTGCTCGAAAGCCTGTCCCGAGGACATCGGGCTTGCGTTCTTTTTTATCGTAGGCATTGTGTATAAGTAGAACTTTTCAGAGTTTACGTTTCCGTCCACTCCTGTTGTACTACGTATAAGCGTTTGCATTTGCAGCACCACATAGTCCCCTATCTTAAAGTCAATAGGCGTTGCCCACTTGATATTGGCAGTGATAGAACGCTCGCCCATATCCTTGCCGGAATAGGTGCATTCTGCTATGTCAAAAATCTCGGTTTGAGTTGTCGTACCATTAACGACTATATCACGATATACTTTCATACTCTAAAATGTTTCGTTGAACGTTGGAAAATTAACCTTGAATGTAACACGGAGAATAACCTCATCGTGCATTCCTCTTCTGCGAAATTGAGGGTCAGAGTCAAATTCTGTAACATACACTCCCTTGTAGCATAACTTCGTGTATATGTCATATACTTTTAGCCATTTGCCCTTAATACGCTCGATAAATTGCGCGATGCGCACATTCGCCATACCATCATTCCAATAGTACACAAAATCAACAGGAAAATCAAACGCTTCACATTTTATACCAGAGGTTGGTAAATACACATCATCCCCATCCTCATCTGCCCAACTTTGCATAACAGGGCTTTTGACCTGTGGGTATGTTGAGAAAGGAACGTGTTTCACCCATAATCCGAAAGCCTCTTTTGTGTCAAATGGCTCCTCGTAAACCATATTGTCTGTATAGGCACCTGTCTGCCCGACTTTTATCAAAAACGGCAAGTAATTCATACGCTATTCCTCCTCAGGTATTTTGTTAGAATTGGTAGTCGTGGCACTTGCTTTTTGGATTTCAAGGTTAGCCTCGCGTGCGCGTTTCTTTTCAAGCCTGCTTAATTCCAACTTTTTGTTATGTATATTTCTGTTTGCTTCTACTAACGCCTCGTCAGACATACCAATCTCTGCCCAACGCTGTATTTCTTCGGAATTATCCTGTGTACCGGTTTGTGGGTCTTGATAGACATGGTTGAGTTTCATAGCGTTAATCTGTTTCCTCAATTCGGGATAGGAGTAGGTAGCCATAATAGCCTTGATAAGGTTTGCTTCGCGCTGAAACAACTCATCATATATCTCCATACGGCTCAAACGCTTGATGTATCCCAATATGCGGTTTTCGACCTGCGCATCACCCGATATAGCACCCAACCCTTTTATATTGTCATTCATAAAGTCGGGTGTCATAGTCCCCAATAGAATAGACTCTCGGATATTGCTCTTTTCGTTGCTTTTCAGGTTTGTGGCATCGGGTGGCGCAACGTAGTCAAACACATCATCTTTGTTGTTCACCTGCACGACCTTTCCAGTGGACTTTGGGTCCATGAGCCCATTCTTGACATTGCGGGATATTTTCAGAATTGGGTCTGCAAAATACTCGTTGCAATCGGCAGTCTTGCTATCAAGCCACTCGTCGCGCTCAATCCGTTCCTGCACACCGTCCCACGCCTTTGGTTGCCGAATGTAGATAATTGGGATTTTTTTGAAAGGATTATCCTCTGTATCAACCGCCCACTCTCCATTATGCTCGCTACCGATAAGTTTCTTGCAATGGTATATTGTTTCAGAGGTGTAGATGTCCCAGCACTCTTGCATGTTGTCGTCCACTAATCGAGTCGTAAAACCAACAGCAAAGGCTTTTAAGTCGCCATAGCGATTGAATAGCGGACGCAATTTGTAGCCTTTGGAGTACGACAATACGATAATTCGTAATTTGGGTCTCCCCTCGTCTTTGTACAAAGCATAGAGTTTTGCGCACTCTGTTTCCGCGCCAGCCAGCCGCTTTGCTTCGCGGGCATAAGTGTCAAAATGCAAGTCTTTCAACAGGTCTTGGAATTTTCCGAATACATCTTGCAAATTTTCCTGCTCGGCACTATCGTTCAGCAACTCCCACGTAATACCTGTATTCAGCAGAAAGTATAGTTCTATCTCATTGATGTAACTCTGCCAATTTCGTGGCAACTTATTGGTTTTATACTCTGATTTGGATTTCCGAACTTTGTCGGGACGCTGCATAATGGAGTGTTTGGACGGCATGTACTCATTGTAAGCCGTAACTACGTCCTCTGTGTGGTCTTCAAAGAAATTCAAAGCATTATCTACCTTTTTGTCTAAGATAAGGCTCACAACCGCTGATTTTATATCATTGGCGTTTCTTGTTATGGTTTCCGGTGCGTTCATATTTCAACTAATATATAAATTTGACATTATCGATTTCTACGTATGCTTTTACGACCTGTATTCCGTCCTGTCTCTCGAAATAAGGGACGAGTCTTATCGTATGCTCTTTCAATTGCTCGAATGAGGACTTTATCACCTCGTCATTTATATCAAGCAAATCAAGCACTTTCTGATTGGAATATGGAATAACACTCCTGTGGTAATGCAACGCATAGGATATGTGCTGCGTTTTGTACCCCTCTTTGTAGAGATTGTAGATTGCCGCCATTCGCAGTGTCGCATTTTGCGGTGTGCGGCTCTTGCCAATAATCGCTTGTGCAATTTCTTCTGTGGTCATATCTGTTTGGTTTTGATTTGTTACATAAAAATTCCGAGTTCCTCTTTTGAAAAGCCGCGAGTGTCATCGTTGGAACGACCGCTGCACTCGGCATAAACAACATATCTAATGGCATCGATACAATTAGACACCAACAACCCGTTGGCGAAATACTCGTGCGTTGTATTTATCATTAGATTATAAGTCTTCTCATAGTGTTTTCTGACGATACGAAAATCTTTTACCGCATGAGCGACTGCAACATTTCGCATTGCTGAACCTGTTGGCAACAAATTCTCTCCCGCATTCTTGGCAGACTCTCGTTTCTTCATCAAGATGTGCTTTTCTTCGCCATGCCGACCTGCATTTATTGCTGCAAAATTTATTACTGCCAAAAGGGAGAGCCATATAGGTTTTCCCACAGTTCTTGCAAATATATTCTTTCTTTTGCATTGTCTTGATATTCTTTCTTGCATGCTCTCTGTGCCATGCTCGCCCTTGTTCGCTTCTGTGCCATTCGTTGGCATATTTTCTTGCGTAGTCCATCCGTCCGCGCAATTCCTCCATTGCTCCATCTTGCTCCTTATACTCTTGGGCATGCAGTGATAAATGCACATGAGTATTGAGTAATTCAAGGTTTTCAATAGAGTTATTCCAAGTGTTTTCATCTTTGTGATGAATATGGTAGCCATTAGGAACTTTCCCATTATAGAACTCCCATACCGCCACGTGCATTCTTTTGCAGCCGCGCGAAAAGTATCTTTCTCCATGATACAAGTGATATTCTTTCCCATTGAAGAATTGAACAGGTATATCACATCTCCTTTCTTGATTTCCTGTACAGGTTTCCATGTCTTGTTTGTTTTTACTTTGTGTGTTGGTGTTACTGATAATTGTACCTTTTCTCCATTTATGCAGGTAATAACAATATCCCATACCTCTTGCACACCATTACGAAATACTTTTTCCACCCTGCGCATCCCCTCGCTTGTGTGCACCATATCGCCGATATGCACAGTATCTATCCTCGCCTCGCCATTTTCAGTCTGAACCAAAGTGTCGCCCGTGAAACAATGGTTAAACTTGTCTATCGGGCGCAAATTGGTTTGGTACACATCTTGCCTGTCTTTCTTGTACACATAGTTCCTAAATTCTTTAATAGTATCGGTGCTACTCGCTGTTATATGTATGTGGCGTTGGTTCATCAGACGGATACCGCTCATAATGCTCTCGCTATTCTTGTGCGTCATTGTGAGTAATGGAATACCCGCGTCTTCCAACTCCGAAACGAGACGATTGTCAATGTCGCAGTATTTGTATAAATCCTTATATGGTTCAAGCATTTTTGCGATGTCTTTCGTCTTCAAACCAACCTCTCTGAAATACTCACGGACATAAATATCAGTATCGTTCACTATCACTCCCACGCATACTGTCGGGTCTTTTACAAATCCCCAGTCCAAACCTAAAAATTCCTCTCCAAGCCATGTCGGGAAATCCTCATCGGGGATTATGTCCCAATTCTCTTTTGGAAATACAAGTCCGTCAATGATTGCGAACTCGCCCTCGCCGTATATTTTCCAAAGGGCGGGGTTTGTCTCTTTGTAGGACAAAATCTCTTCCCGCGCCGCCTGCGGAAGAAACATATTATCCATGAAAGTGGATTTGAAATAATATGTTCTCTCGTCAGTCATCAGCGGAAACAGCCAATGTTCCTCTGTGAATGTCGGGTTATAGTCCACAATGCAGAACTCATAGGTACGCATACGCAGGTTCGAGAAAGCGTAGTATGATATTTCGTTTGCCTCGTTTGCGTAGAGAATATCACGCGATGGGCCGCGCAATTTTTGCTCGTCTTCGGCAGAGAAAAACTCCATTATACTGCCATTTGGGAAATAGTACACAAAATCCGTCTTGTTGAAACGCCTGTCTTCCCATTGCCCCATTTGCTGCATGACAATCTTGAAATCCTCCAATATGGAACGCTTAATAGTAGGCAGAGATTGGCGCACGACACTCACTTTTTTTACTTCGTTCATGCAGCGTAAACATAAGAAAATCATAATGTTACGTGACTTCCCGCTGTTGTGAAATACAAAATCTTGATAATCAAGAAAATAAGGAGAGTTGTCAAGCGAAAAGCCATAATACTCACCTATTCCGTGCTCTGCTATGTTGAAACGAGTAGTGAAATCATGCCCATTACCTTTGAACATGCTGTGTTTTTTCTTCCATGTTGAAGATTTTTTGATATAATCTTTAACTGAAATGTCAATTATTTTGTCTTTGCAAAATGGAATTGACACACATTTTCCATTACATTTCCGATAAAAAGGTCTTATCTGTTTGATTGATAGTATGTGTTCCCCATTAACAAAATAGTCGCACTCGCTTTTATTGGGGTGTATCTTATACAACATACCAATACCCCTGTGCGTTTCAGTAACGGTATTATAGCCATTACCGTCGGCACTCATAATTCTATCTCCGACCTCAATATCCTCTATGTTTTTCAATTTGCCATTTGCCATACGGACACGTGTTCCCTTAGCGAAACAACGTGCACTCCCTTGTGCCATAATGAGGGTTTTGCCCAAAGAGAGACCTTTGAGAATGTTGTTATAGATGTTGCCGAGAACATTTATTTGTGCCGTATTCTGTTTTTTGCCGTCCGTCATCATTCTTCCGTTGGGGTTACATCTTGAACATCAATAGTTTTGGGTTTATCAACGATATTGATAGTGATAGCATTGACTTTGCTATTATCCTCAACAGGCTTTTTGGGTGCTTCGAGACCGAGAACTTTGATAATGCGCTCACGTACATCGTTAATACGTTTCATTGCGTCTAAATCTCCGTAAGTGTCTTCTATATTCTCAGTCGTCTCATCAAGGTCGTATGTAGTCAGTTCCGTTCCGACACTATTTGCTTTGTGCTTTGTTACTTTGCGTTTCCCCTGTTTGCTGCGCTCCCAATAGTCAGACAATTCACGCAGTTCCCATTCCGCGTGCATCAGTTCCTCTGCTACCAACTCATCGTGATTTTTGCTTATCTCTGCGAGATAGACAGCACGCGCAAGTTGGCGCAATTTACGAACTTGTGATATGGTGATATTTTCCCCGAACTTATTCTGATAGGCTTGCTGCATTTCTTCGTTGGATTTATGCAGCACCATTTGCTCTGAAATGAAATGCACCTTGATAAGTTTGTCATCGCTGCGCACAATATCTTCCACGTTCAGAGCATCGTCCACCTTATGCAGGGGTGTGCTTGATTTTATTATTTTCGGTTTTGGTTTCCGTCCCATAAACTTTAATTTTGCGAGCAAAATTACCTTTTTTCAACCTATATAACAAACAGAAAATCAGCAAAATATGAGCGTATTTGAAAACAAAGTTAGATACAAAATATAAAAACAATGTTTTGAAATGTAAAACAAAAGCAGTAACTTTGCAGCCGGTAAAAATAAAGAATGTAAGTGTATGGCTGACAAAGATTTATGGCAAGTAGGCGTGTGTATTGACCACAAATTTTATTTGCGTTTTACAGCAGAAAAGGTCGTTTATGAAAACGGCATTGGGTTTATAGAAAAAAATCAGCAAAAAAATATCAACGACTTGGCTTGTATTGCGTTATACCCGAAAGAAAAGAGTATTGCTTTTTGCAGTGGTGTGGTAATGTGTTCTTTTTCTGTGCGAGAGGGAGACCTGAACGACTTTGTTGCTGATTACAAAGTGCAATTCTTGGGGAAAGACGGAATAGTTAGCATAGAAAAGGCAGCGGAGTGATAATATCATCAGGACATATATTCCTCCACCTCTTTTTTGAACTCGTCAAACGTTCTGCAAACGACAACCTTGTTGCCGTAGGCTTGCAGTCGGGGGATAATCTCCTTCTGGTGGTCGGAAAGTACGCCTTTCTTGCCGTTCTTCATTTCGATATACAGGCTTGCATACCCCCCACGCGGAATAGGGATATGGATGTCTGGCACTCCGCTTACGACGCCCTCTGCGTGCATGAGGCGTGCGGTAGTCTTGGTTCTGTACCCGCCATTGGGAATAGCATAGCACAAGGCTTTGGGGTAGGCGTAACGAAACCAACGGACGCACTCCACCTGCAAGTCGTGTTCCGAACTTGCAGCCTTGCCGCGATTGGTCTTGTCCCACATCGCACGCAACTCCTCTATGGTGATACTGTTATTACCCATGCTCAATCAAACAACGTTGGTTCATTCGCCGGATAGGACAGGCTCTGCTGCCACTCCTCACAAGGTGTCTCGCCACATATTGCACAGCCGCCCATAGGTAGCCATTGCAGGCAGGTCTCACAGATATGCTCTATTGGCTTTCCCATTGCTCACAAGCCGCCGTACCGCGGATAATACCGAACTCCCGCACACCACGCTTGCAACCAAGTGTGATAGGACTACCATACAAGTCCAAGTTCCACTGCTGCGTGTGCCACTCCGCAAAACGGCAGTCATCACAGACATGGGATGATATAGTATTTGATTTTCTCATAAAACAAAAACTTGTACATTATCAAATAATTACGCGACACCCGGATTTTTGGATAAAACAAAAATGCGAAAATCTTTCGCAAATTTTCCTATCCTAACTCAAACCCTTTGCACGCCAACCTGTCCGCTTTCACGTGTTCTGCTTTCTGCTCGCAATAGCCTTCAGCGTAAAACACACAATCCCAACACGTATATCCGTCTCTGCCCCAAGCCATACTATTTCCGTGTCAGATGTGCATACTCCCTTGTCGCGTCAAAACTCGGACACGCCTTATTGGCAAAGTCCCTGTGCCCGTGAATTGTCGCTTGTGGATATTTCTTTACAAGGTGGCGCAACAACTGCTCCAATGCACGTTTCTGTGCGTCTGTGCGGGTGTCTTTCGGCTTGCCGTCTGCTGACAGACCGCCGATGTAGCACACGCCTATGCTGTTCTTGTTATGCCCCACGCAATGCGCACCGACCTCGCTCTCCGCACGACCGCCCTCGATAGTTCCGTCAAGGTCTATCACATAATGGTAGCCTATCCTGTTGAACCCGCGCTGTTTATGCCAACGGTCTATGCCGCTTGCGTGGTACTCCCCGCCCTCTTTGGTGGCAGAGCAATGAACGATTATCTCCGTTATCTCTCTCATAGTCCTACATCAGTATAAGGCACTCCGTTATGATAGTGGCAAACGTAGCCGCAAAGGCGCACATCTCCCACCAATAGACGCTGCATTTCTTTGCGGTCTTGGTAACGGCGGCAACCCACCATACAAGTAATACGGCAATAGGTATGATATAGGCTATCCGCCAGCAGACCACACCGCACCACAGCAGGGCAAACACGGCGGCACACTTGGCGGCTATACTATGCACCTTACTCTCCATAGTGCAAGAACGGAAAGCAGGGGCTGCACCAACAAAGGCTATACTGCCAGCGGCAAGGAACGCAAGAAAAGTAAGGTTGCTTTCCCACCCGCCTATGGTGTTGCTAATCTCTATCCACGCGGGCATAAGGATAATGGCTACACTCGCCATCATGGCTGTAAACATAGCCCCCATACCCTTTTGCTCACTCTGCCAAAGGTAGAACGTTTCCGACAGAGACTTGGGCACTCCAAACAGACGGAGCGACACATAGTTATACACTGCGAAAATCAACAGCGCGGCAAAGGCGCAAATCAAACATACCTGTATCATAATCCTACTATTTATAATCAGTGCCACGCGGGGGCTATCACCTCCCCGCGGGCTTGGGCGTGGCTACCAGTGATACCCCCACCCATAAGTTATCCCAATCCCTACATACGGCTCGAACCGTGCCTGCATAGTGGCAGGCTGCACACCTAATCCGTAGCCGACTTGCAAGCCCACCACGATACTCTGCCCAAAGCCCCTGCGGCTTGTTTCTGTGCGTTCCGTGGAGACTTGCGGCACATAGCGGGTAAATGTATCAGTCTTATAAATCGAAATGCTGTAATCGTACATCTTCACCGCGTTCACCTCTAATCGGTAGTCCGTAGTGCTATCTACATAGTTTTGCGGAATATCGGCTATATACACCGTGTCGCGAAGCATTATCGTATCGTATTTGTAGGTTTCCTGCAAAATAGTCCGAGTAGAGCGGATTGTATCGTGTCGCACAACCACAATGGTGTCGTAGCGAACAATCTCTGCGGGCGTGGGACTGCTCTCTGTCCGTCTCGCAGTAAAGCCGAGCAACCACACAAGCAGCAGGAATATCGCCACTCCTACCGCTATACGCACTATTTTCACCAAATAATCGCTCACTATTTGCTCAATCCTTATTCCATTGGCGGCACAATAGCAGCAACAGCCTTGTCGCACTCTGCTTGCAGTCTGTCGGCTTCCTTCTGCGTGATAACGCGGTAGTCGGGGTAACTGTCCTTAATGGGCAGATACGACTGCGTGAAACTTGAAAAAGCGGCGATGTCTTCACCCTCTTTCCACGATGTGATACGATACCCACCTGCGGCAGTAATGGTGATATATTCCCCAACCGTTGAGGTCGTATGCTCTAATTGCAGTAAGTTGTCTCTTGTCATAGTCTTATGAGTTGATTATCCAACCTTTGTTAGTAGCGGCAGTTATCCAATCGTTAATAGTCAGCGATTTGGACTGTTCCTTTTGGGTTGTCGTGTCATACACATCAGTAGCCGTGTATTTGCCCGTGGTGGCTTTGGCAGCGTTCAGCGAGGTGGCATTGAGGTAAATGGTCAGTTCACTATCACCTGTATTGTATGGCAGTGCCGCAAAGATATTGGCATACGACTGCGGCGTGAGTTGGGACATCGCAGAAAAGCCGACATAGGCAGGAAGATCTATCATCGGCAGTTTCTTTACTGAAAAGTTTTTAACGGCTTTACAATTATTAAATGCTTGATAGAACTTATAATTTCCTACCGTCTGTACGTCGCCCCAATCTCCGAGTATTACCGTTTCCAATGAGGTGCAATTAGTAAAAACATAATTGACCGAGGCTCCACCTGAAATATCACCAATGGTAGCACTTTTCAATGTCGTACAACCATCAAAAGCACCATTAAGTCCTCCTGTATCTTTGAATGGTAAATTTGGCATTACGATAGATTGTAACTTCTCGCAAAACCTAAACGCCTGCACGGCGGAGTATATGTTATCCAAATTATCCGGCAAAACAACACGTTCAAGGTTGGTGCAATTGGCAAAGGTTCTTATCAAATAGGAGATAGTATTGTTTTCTTTCGGTAGGACGACCTTTTTGAGTGCGGTACAGCCATTGAAATAGTCTGTCATAGAGGTGATATTCTCAAGCATCTCCTTTGTGAATGGTGGCAGATACTCAATGTCTGTACGCCCCGTGAATGGTGATGTGCTTGACAGTTTGATAGTGCCGAAGTCCACATTCTCGGCAGTAGCCGTCTCCTTGCGGTTGGTGGGTATTAATGTCTGTGCCATAGTCTCAAACGTTTAGTCCTGTTTCCCGAAGCACCGTGTATGCGTCCGTGTAGAGCATCTCCTGCTTGTCGGGGTCGTACACATTCAGTTGATACACGCCCACCTGCATAGTAGCCGTTACCTCGGGCGCAAAATAGAAATAGGCTTTGTCTCCCACAAAGAAACCCGCCACAGAAACCGATGTGTTAGTGGCGGCATTGCGCAGCGTAGCCGTATAGACCTTTGATGTATCAAGGGCGGTAACGCATATTGTGTAGGCTATACCTCTGTTCATGGTGTTCATATTGCAAACTTTTTCCCCTTTCGTCGGTTGGGTGGGCTTTCAACTCCACCCGCGCCGACTACTCGGACTCAAACAACAATTATGAAAAAACAGCCCTCAGGCGTTTATTGTCTCTGTTCTTTGCGCCAGTGCTCGTAGCGTGTCGCGGTGGACTTGCCTATGTCCATTGCCTCACGAGCCTGCTTCACACCCATCGTCTTGCGCAACTCGGCAAAACGTTCCCTGTTGGCTTGTGGCGTCTGCTTTGTGTCGCGGGTCTCTCGCGGGTCGGTCGCGGGTTGTTCGAGGGCTCGGGCTTTCGCCTGTGCGCGTCTCTTATGTGCCATCTCTGCGACACGCTGCATAGTCTCGCTTAACTCCTTAACGGCTTCTTTTGCTTTACGCTCACGCTCGGCATTGTAGTCTTGTAACGCCTTAATATCCGCCCGCATAGCCTTGTCATTCTCATTGTGCTGCCGCTGCCACTCGTCCTGCCGCCTGTTCAGTTCCGCAAGGCTCTTGTAGTTGGCATTGATAATGTCCTCGTGGACACAGTACTTGTCGTGCAGGATAGCCTGCTTGGCATAGATGTCCTCGATTTGGTGACTGAGGTTGGCTGCCTTAACGGCAAAGATTATCACGGCTATCACCGCAACAATCGCTAAAATGATGATAGTTGCTAACATAATCGCTTTTGTTATTGGTTGGTTATACATTGGTTGTATCTTGGTCTTCCCATTTCTTGAATGTCGGCTTGCCGCTCTCAAACACTTCTTTCACCTCGTCTTCGGAGATGTGCAACTTGCGGGCTATCTCACCAACCAGCGGGTTGCGTATCAGTTTGAAGAATGGCAGGTTCGGACGGACTATCAAGATGTTGCCGCATATACTCCACGCCTCTACTGCGGCTATGATACTTGCCACTATATCCACCGCCCAGCGTACATACGTACCCTCCTCACTACCCATAGCGTGGCTGCCCATTATCAGGTTCTCAATCAGTATCGTCATCACGAGTGCCGTGCCGTATGCGCCTATCTTGCTGAACGTGTCGCGTGCCAACTCCGAACAGGTGAACCGCCCCTGCTTGCGTGCTGCCGCTATTCCCCATACCATATCCAAGAACACGGCGGCAAATACCACCAACAACGCCACTTTGTACCCGACAAAGAAGTTGAACACACCTATCGCCACCGTCAGCAGGAAACCCGCAAACGTGCTTATCATCGCGTCAAAACGCTCAATAGCAGTGGTCAATATGGTAACTATAAACCTCATTGTTTGTTATTCACCGCAAAGGTACTGCTATTAAACTTTTTGTTGTAACAATCGCACTAAAAGTTATCCGACATTTTGTGTCGGTGATTTTTGAATACACATATCAGCAGTCCTAAATTCCGCGTTTAGGACTACTGATACAATGCCTGCTTTTATCACATCATATACTGGCTAACTTCCCGCCAAAAATCATAGTCGGTCAGTCTGTCTTCGCACATGATATGTAGCGCAATCTCCTCCTGCATAGCCTACACATTCATAGACATATACTCCCAAATCTTCCCATTGCCTTTCCAATCCTCGTCGGCGAAATAGAAGTCATACGCAATGCGCAGGACATTTTCATCGGAGAAACTCTTGCAGAAATCCGCGTATGCAGCATTGAAAGCCACAAATCTATCCCACTTGGTTGTGCCGTTGGGGAAGGTCATTCCTGCGGTTGCCGTCTCCACCTCGTCCAAAGTCCAATGGGCACCTGTATGCTCATTGCCCTCTTTGTCGGTGTAACGTAACTTGCCCGCATCTTCCATAGCAAACTCCTCATTATAGTGCTTGCCGTTGAAAATCTCGTTGAACTTGCGCAAGAAGCAGTCGTACTTGCAGGGGTCTGTCTCTTGCAAGTACTCCATCACATCTTCCGCGAGATAGACGGACTGCCACATCTTTTTCTCGTCCGCGCCGTTCTTAACGGCAGACTCTACCATTGTCTTGAAATTCATAATCAGCAGTTTTTGCACCCCGACTGAAAGCGGGGTATGGGTTTATACTTACTCACATTGGTGAAGATGAGCGTCTGCTTGGGCAGCACGACATCTCCTACTTTCTTTTGGGTCTGTTTACTCTTTGCCATAACTCGTTGTATTTGCGGTTTAGCCATATCAGCAACAGACCGAACCAGTTAGACACATAAGACGCTCCGAGAGACAGCAACACAGCAATGACGACATGACACCTTGCAGCGAGCAGCACTACCAACGCCGACCAAAAGGTCAGACACTTGTGGCACTTGCTCACCTTGGCTACCACAGACGATACAGCCTGCGGCAAAGCCGTATGTACTGCAATGGTGGCAGTCATCATTACTGCTATTGCTATCAGCACGTACTCCATCAGCCTGCCGTAACGGTGATACTCAATGGGGTCTCACTCACGAAAGTACGTGAGCATTGCTGGCATGCGGTCGTGGAAACGGCGTTCACGGTCGCTCCTGCTGCTATGGTTACTGCCGTCGGGGCGGTAGCCGAAGCAATTGGAATGGTGAATGTCCCGCTCAAAGGTTGCGACTTGGTACAGCCACAACCACCATTACACGGTACATACGAGATGATACCCTGCACGCGGATAGTAGCGGCGTACTGACCTGTGCCGACCTGCGCTATGCCGACCAACGAGAACTGCGGGGCGAATACAGGCATATTCTCCGCACACGTGGGATAGCACAGACGCTGCGTGATGTTTACTTGATAGTAGTACGGACTTGCCGTGCTACCTGCCGCCAATACAGGAGTAATGACGGGTGCTTGAATTTTGTTCATAGTCCTCAAACATTAGACATTGTCGCTACCTACTTTGTTCCTGTCAGCGGGAGTATCGCCGGTAGCGTTAGGCTTCTCTCGCTCTGTTTCCTGCGCGGGAAATAATGCTGCGTACAGCATATCAATCTTACCTTTGACCTCGTCCACCTTTTTGTGCATGAGGTTCATATCCTCCGACATACCGACTATGTTCGCATTGATAGCGTCAAAGATAGTCCGCGGCTGTTGGTTGTTTTGGTTCGTTTCCATATTATTAAATTATTACGATGTTCTATATCTGTTATACCCTGTTTATTAGGGCGTTACGGTTTTCTCAATACGTTGCTGACGACATAAATGTCGGGAGCAATGGGCATACAAAAAGCGACTAAACTCATTGAGAATAGTCGCTAAAAAGTTATTTCCAAAATGGGAATATGTCAATTATTCCTCAGGAAGTTCTCCTTTCTTCTTATCCGCAATGAGTTTACGAAAGCGTTGTTCTGCGTTGCTTTTATCCAATGCGGTCATTTGTTCTTTCGCCATTTTGTGGAGTAGATTCAGGCGTGTCATTCTATCAATCCCATTTTTTATCATTTCCGAATTTAACACTTCCATATTAGACAAAACAACCAACTGATTGATAGAGGCGGTATCTCGGATGTTTTTACCTTGTAATGCTAATGCGGGATTGCTCGCCTCCCAATCTTTTGCACGGCAACCGAATAATGCTATGTTCAACAAATCAGCCTCGGTAGCATAGGTGATATTCTTTTTGGCTTCCGAAACTGGCAATTTGGGAATAATAACATCTCTTATTGCATCGGTATGGAGTGTGTAATTAGCCTTTGACAATATCCGTTTCACATCCCATTCCAATGCCAACGGGTCGCTTTCGGTTTCTTTAAGACGCTGATACTCCTTTACGATATATAATTGAAATATGGGGCTTATCCACATTCCAAAATTAAAGGCTATATCTTTGTGGGCATAGGTTCCTCCATATCGTCCTGCGCGTGCAATTATCCCTATGGCATTAGTCTTCTCACACCATTCTTTCACACTGATTTTGAAATTATTAAGACCCGCATGAGTTTTAATTATGGCGAATTCGCCATAATTAAAATTGGGATTATTCAAAGTCTCCCACGCTCCCAAATACTCCAATGTGTTACGATTACGTAACCAATCAGTAATGAAGAAATTACCATCCTTTGCTTTTATCATTTCGGTTATATTGATAAAATCATTTCCGTTATGATTAAGCAACACTGTTATCTTGTTGTTTTGTACAACGATTGTTTTTGCTTTTTCTCCCATAGCAGTAAACAAAAGAACCTCCCAATGGTCAGTGCCTATTGTGGCTGTTTGCACCGACCAAAGAGAGGTATATCACGCATACGCTAACAGCCACGAAAGCGAATAACTGCGCAAAGATACGGCTTTTCTTTGAATTGTGCAAACTCCAACCTGTTCCGTTTGGGAACAAGTTGCGACTATTCTCAATACGTCAAAGACCGCTTGGATAGGTAAGTCTATCCTACTTACAATACAGCACCTATGCTGTTTCCCCACTTGTTCAGTAGGGAGTTCAGTTTCTCGGCGGTTACCCCCCCTCCCCTCTCGCGCTGCCGGGTCCCCAAGTCTTTCAGCGACTGCTCCAATCTGTCCGCCTCCTCTTTGCTATTGGCGTACACGTACATATCCAACTTATAGACTTGCAACATAGGGCATTAAGGTATAGGTGGGACATCAGCGGGAGTGGTAGGCGTAGGAACTGATATACCTGCTTTGCCCATCATGGTGCGGGCGATGTTGTAGTACCCTAACACCTTGTCTTGGTTCTGGTCAATCCAACCGAGGACACCCAGCACGGTGTCTTTGGCTTGCGTTAGTACAGGCACGCCCTGCGGGTCAAAGTCGGGCATATTGGGCATATCTTTCATAAAGTACTCGCATATCTCCGTGGCGGCTTTCACATCGCCACCGCACACGAGTAAGGCTGAACGTTTGAGCGCGTCCTTTGAGGTCGTCTGCAACAGCGTTACATCATACGAAGTCTTGTTTCCAAACAGAGCCATAATCGTTATAGGATAGTTATATGTTGGTTATTGGATAGATATTCAAAAGAGGTAGTACCCCGCTCTCGAGGTACTACCATTCTCGGTTTAGTTGCCGCACGTATCGCAGCCGCACGGTTGCGGAGCGGAGTAGCGTTGCACACGCAAGAAACCGCAATTACCAACAGCGGAGTTCAGACCGCCATTGTTGTTGTTCTGTGCAAGCGCATACGCATAAGCGTCTGCCAATGCCGAAGCCGATACGCTCGGATTGGAGGTAGCCTGCGTCTTGACATCAACGTACTGCTGCAATGTCGGCATGTGTTGGTTCTGCCAGCCCTCGCGGGAGGTTCTCTCACTCAACATAAACTGCGATACAAGGTTGAGAGCGTCCTTGTTACCTGCGACTGCCTGCTCTGCTGCTTTGGCGCGGGACTCGGAGGCTTTGTTTACACCCCAAGCGGCTGCGATAGCAAGCAGTAAGGCTCCGCCACCGAGACCTGCTGCCAAGCCGATAGCGGTGGCACTCTGACCGTGCGAGCAATGTTGCTTCGTCATCAACATTACATCTGATGGACTTAATTCTGCCATAACTATGAGAATTACTTTCGCCTCTTACACCTTCGGCGATTGGTATCAGAACACTATTCATTCCGACACCGCAAAGGTACTGCTATTCAAGAGGGCTGCCTAATAGTTATCCGTCTGTTATGTGCAGATATGCAGGCACTTGTGTCATAGTTGGCGACAGGATAGTTACAGGCTGTTTCCATTTTGGAAATAACCAATTTTGCAAACTCTACTGAACAAAATATGAAAAAATGCAGTAAAAGAGTAGTATTTGAGTAGTAAAATTTGCATAGACGGATAAATTGTTATACCTTTGCGGTGCCATTAGAAATAATGACCTCTATACTTAGAGTAAAGTGCTGTCTTGTCTTTCGGGACGGGAGAACACTATAAAACGGAAAGGGCGGGCTTCTCACTGTAGAAGCCCCATTTTTTTTAGAAATAATAGATTATGCAAGACAAAAAAGCAACTACAACCCAAGAGCAAATAGCATTACTACGGGAACGCGGTATGTACATCACCGATGTAGAACACGCCACACAAATGCTGTTGAGTGTAGGATATTATCGCTTGGGGTTCTATTGGTTCCTATTTGAGAAATCGCACAACTTAAACAGCAGAAATCATAATTTCCGCAAAGATACAAGTTGGGAAAAAGTAGAAGCATTGTATGATTTTGATGATAGATTTCGCAATCTACTATCATTTTATTTGCAGACCATTGAAACAGACATTCGCACATACATTACGTACACCGTGTCTAATAATTATAAGGAAGACCCGATATGGTTCGCACAGCCACATATAATGACACGCAAATTTCTTGAAGATTCACTACCCGATATTGTGAAGTCTGTGGATAAAAATGATGTTATCCGTAGGCATCGGATAAAACATCCTCAAAATAGATATGCTCCAGCGTGGAAAACTTTGGAGTTCCTTACATTTGGAGAAGTTCAGCATTTATATTTAGGCATTAAGGACGAAGAATTACGCCATCGGATTTTTGAGCGGTATCATATTACGAGAGAGGAAATTTTTATTTCGTATCTCAATGTATTACGTGAGGTCCGTAATGTTTGTGCACATAGTCATATTTTGTACGATAAAAAACTGCATCACGGTATAGTTGGAGAACAATCAAGGCTTGGATTGAAAAATGGCGAAGAATTTACAATCGTAGGCATTCTTAAATTGATTTACTATATGTTGCGGCAAATAGATGTTGCAAAAGAAGATGAAATGCGTAGGAGTGTGAACGCATTAGTTAATCGAAAAGAATATGATATAGTGCGGTTCGCAATATCTCGTATAGCATTTTAGTCTTCTACCCAACGGTAGGAGACATATAGAGGTCTCGGACGCAGAACCGGTCAATCAGCGTCCACAGAAAGCGGCTGCTCGATACGGACGGTCGCTTATCTTTTGTAGCCTATACCATAGACGACAACTTGCGTTCAATAGCGTCTGCGAGGTCGCGGAAATATAGCGAGGACTTGTGGAAAGCATAATAGGCGGAATGGGCGTTGGCAATGCAGTCGTTTCTCTTTCTGCCGAGGTAGTCTCTGATAATGCAAGTGGGTATTCCTTTGACGCGGCAGAAATGCACAAACAACGCCCGCGCTGCCACGCACTCGTCTGACTTGCATTTCGACAAAATGACTTCGGTGGATAACTCTGTCGTCTCCGAGACGACGTTCAGGATTTTCGCAAAAAGTTCACTTTTCATTTGGCTTCTTGATTAAAAAGTTGTACCTTTGCAGTTGCAAACAGGTTATACATATTCAAGTTGTTGTACAACAAAGGCTCACAACCACAGATTGATAATACTCTCTGTTAGACGGTTGTGAGCCTTTATCTGACATTCCCCTGTTTGCAAATCGTTGAATGTCGGGGTTTAACAGAGAGTTTTTTTGTCCGCTCTCTGTCATTGAAATTATCGGACTTTTGTTTTTAAGTAGTTTTTGGCGTTCACCATATTGGATAAGTTTGCCCCAAGACCACCTTTTTTCACCCTGTTTGCTATCTCTTTACTCTTTTCCTCTGCTCTACGCAAATCGGAAGAGGTTATCTTGTCGCCCTTGCCATATTCCACACGCGGCAAATCAGACATCATAATGTCAAGCATTGCTAACGGAGTATTCCGATAGCCCCAAAATGGGATTGTGATAACACCAAACAGCAAAACAAGAGGTTCTCCAAGGAATGGGAATTTATCTATAACTGCGGCTCTTTTACCGAGTTTAGTTCGCGATGGAATGCTTCTGCTTCTTTCTTCGTCATCATCTTCCATATATCGCTCATAGTCATCGAGTACGCCATAGCCACGCAGTACTGAGACTCCGTTGCTTTTTTTTTACTCTCCACCATAATTTTCAGGTAATCATCACCATTGAGATGCCAAAAATGGTGTATGATACGCCATTTGAGCCACCAAAGCAACTTTATCCCGAAATAGTTGTTGAGCAGTACTGCCGCTGCTATTTTGGCGTAGAATTGGCGCGTGTACTTATTACCGATTTGGAGTTGTATATCGCCTTTTTCCACTCTTTTTGCTATATCATCATGATGTACAACTATGGTGTCTATCTTGTCTTGCGCATCGGCACAGATATAGCCTATTTTGATTTTGCGCCCTGTTGATAGAACCAAATCTGTTTTAATGCCGTCAATAAGACTTTGCATTTCTTTTTGGGCATCGTGAGTGGCTTGTTTTTCGGTCTCTTTGCTCATAATTATTTGCTTTGAAAGTATCATACATAGTAGGGGGGGGGGATTGCCGCCCTCCCTACTATATAATTAGCAATGTTTAACCTCCGACCGTGTTAGTCTTAGGCTCGCTAAGGATATAAACATCGTTGTTGGCATCGTTGCTTGCGCCGAGCACTTGTCCCGAGAAGCCGAGAACCCAAACTTTGTCCTCCTGTTTCATAAAGACGGAACCTTGAATGTTCGGGAATATGAACCATTCGCCTGTCTTCGTCTTGATGGCAAGTGTCATTTCCGAGAGTTCGGCATTGAAGTCGTAGCCGTAGCCCTCTTTGTTGCCGAGTGCAAGTTTGGTGTAGCCCGAATCTTCGCTATTGTTCGACAGCCAATTCTTCAAGTTTGCCAATACCATTGACGGCATACTGAAATTGACATTGAAGTCGCCGGGCTCGGTAGATATACCGATAGGCATATTACTCTGGTCGATGTTGATTTTCGTGAGCGACAAAGCATCCTGTGTAACCTCTACGCTACCCTTTAAGGTGGTAGTAGAGAACCATTTCTGCGCATCGTCAAGGAAAGTTTGGTTGATGGTGGGTTCTCCATTCGTGTGTTTCGAGAAGTGAACCTCATCAATATCAACGACCGCCTTTGCAGTTCTTACTTGAGTATCCATAAAAATCCTCCTTTAATTTGTTTTGTTAATGTATATTTGAAACGTGTAGTAGTATTCATGCCAGCCTGTACCCTCCGAGTCGTCGCTTGAAAACTCGTAGTCAATAAGCGAGTAATCGTCTGTGAGTATAGGAAATTGTTCTTTTATGATATTGGAGACTCTTGTTATTTCGTTGATTTGAGGTAGTCCCAGTATCAAGTCTTTTGTTCCGATAGTTATCGTCCCCCCTGCCTGTTGAAAAGCGTTCTTGTTCTCAAACCCATCGGGGAAAGACACAATAACGTATGTGTTGTGCCGCTGTTCGTTTTCGCCGACTATTGTAGGTCGGTTGAGATAGACATCACAGTTGGGTATGTGCAGCCCCTTGATGTAGTTGAATATAAAGTTTAGTACCGCCTCTTCCATGATTATCTTTTTCTTTTTTTGGCACGTTGTACTGCTCTGTATATCTCTGCGTCAGTAATAGATACAACGACTCCGCGCGGTAACATTCGTGCTGCCCCGCCGACAGGCATTACGGTGCTGCCCGCATTATTTTTCGCAACGTGGTTTGCATAAGGTGTCGGGTTGCTGAACAGAACCTCTATCCCGAGAGTTGCCGCAGGTGAATGTGCACGTATAGCAGTTATATCCCGACCATATCCCTTGTATGCTTTGCCTGTTTGGTGGCGTTGGTATCTGTTCGGGATAGAACTTTTGCTATTCGGGTTTCTTTCTTTGCGTTTTGCAAAAGAAGTTCCTTTGTTTTTGATTGTTTTGAAAGAGATAGGGGTTGTGCCATTGATGTCGTATGAGGTGACAAGTCGTACGGACTTGTTGCCGTTACGGAACTCGTTCATACCGCCACGACCGATAGCCTCCCCGCCCAGATTAAAATCTCCGCCGGTAGCCCATTTGCCGTTTACAACAATGGCTGCTTGATAGGAATTGACAAGCACACCTGTATAGTCTGAGAATTTTGCAGTATTGTTTACAAGATGCTCAACGCCTCTGCGTGCTATTTTCTGCATAGCGTTCAGAGAGCCGCTGCGCACGGCACCCACAACAGTCCCAAGGAACTCGTTGATGGCTTTGTTGCCTTTTACGTTCTTGTAATTTCTACGAATTGTCCCCATCTTTCAAGTGCATTGCTGTGATTACCGTATTTCGCTCATATCTCTTTACGTCGAGTATGGTGAGTTTTATTTCATCATTTTCCCGACCGTTTGAGCGCAGGTATGCAGTATCCCGCGTGTCTGCATTGATGTCATTGCTGTTGATGTAGATGTTATATGTATTTTCCTCCGATGTGGATACCAACTTTGCCTTGCAATCCCCCTCAAAGACAAGTTCTTTTCCGATGGTTGTGTCGTCTGCGCTTTCTTCTGTTGCAGGGTTTGCAAAAGGGTCGTAGATATTGCCTACATGGCGGTATATACGTATATCATCGCAAAATCTATCCATGGTTTACCATTCGTCAGTTCTATTGATAAACATATAGTCGTCCTCTGTGTCGCCGATTTTCTCTTTGTAGTGCCTGATAAGGTCGTCCAACTTTTCTACATCGTATTCGTTTTCCGATGCAGGGTCTTTCTCTTTTTTGAGGGTTTTTAGTTGGTACAACCCCTCTATTACGGACTTATAGAACGAAGTGTTTTCGGCGGTGTCGTACTCGTCCGAGACATCGAGCCCCTGCTGTGCAAGCAGGAGTTCGATTGTCTGGTCGGGTAGCAGATAGGGTGCTATCGCTGCACGAAAGGCCTTTTGGAAAGTCATTGCCATTATGCTTTCGTGTCGAGGGTGTACATATTGCGTATGCCGTCCACAACAGGGGTAGAGGTGATCCCTGCCGATACGTACTCGGTGTAGTTAGAGCCCTCTTTCACGCCTTGTGTCCAGTTCATCACCTCGATGCCGTCATAGTAAGAATAGCCTATGCCAGGGCTTGCCAATCCGTCTTCTGCATCGGTAATCTTGCGTTCAATCGTACCAAACTGACTGCCGACTGTAAAGAGGATTTTACCTTTCTTCCATGGGTTAATCATCTTGGTGGTCTTGCCGCCGTCGGAATCCACACGAACTTCGCGCTGGATAAGTTTGATTGTCGGCAGGTCGAAGCGTGCGAACAGGTTGTTCATATCTTCGAGAGAGATAGGCTGCGAAGCGCGGTCGTTGCCGTTCACGTAGAGTTTGAGTTTCTTTGTGCGCAGCATATAGAATATGCGTTCACGTTCCATATACATCTCTGTCGGCTTGATGGTGGCAGGAGACACGGTGCCCATGATGTCTTCGAGTACATCAACCGTGTCGATATTAGCGTCAGTCCACGGAGTAGTAACGGTAGCGGCGTGCGAAGCGTCGAAACCGAAGTCGAGTGTTTGTCCTACGAAAGGCGAGCCGGGGTCGTTTTCGGCGGTGAATGTGTACTTGCCGTCATTAGACAGCATAGACAGGATAAGCAGGTCTTGTCTGTTGAGTACGCCTTGGATAGCCTTTGTGCGCACGTTCATCAGTTTATCAACGATGAAGCGCACGAGTTCCTCGTGGTTTTTGATGCCCGCATAGCGGCGTTGCATATCGCGGATAGCGCGCAGGTCTTCCGCCTCCAACTTGTACGTGTGTCCCACGGAAAGCATTTGTGCTTTTACCTTGCCGAATCCGTCAAGTGAGCGGATAGGTCTTTCCGAGAACTCGTTGATAGTAGAAGCGGCGGGGGCAGCGTGTACTTCTTCGAGAATAGCGGTGAACTCGCTTTCGGTGCGCGGGTAACGGCTGAGAGTGAAGTGGTCTTTGAACCATACTTTGCCAAAGATGTCGAGGTGTTTTTGTGTAGCCTCGTCCATGATGTTTTTAATCACATCAGTGGCTTCTTTGTAGATGTCCGAGAAGAAAAAACTATTTTCGTTCATATACTTGTCCTCCTATGTTTTATTGTTTGACGAAAAGGATAAGCGGGCAGCCTTTGAGCAGTGTCGAGCCGGGGAATGTCTCTGTGTTGAGCCATTCAGCGGGGTAGTCCACTACGTTTTGGATAACGATTGCTTGGTGGGTAGCGGACACGGTCTTGTCGAGGTCGGTCATCACCTGCGTGCGGGCGACAATGCGGTTGGGTACGTGTTTTGCTTGTACCGTTGCGCTGTCGTTAGAGCCTACGCTTTCGCCCTCAACGAGGATTTTGCCTGCATCGAGTTGTGCGTTTGCGGCTTTCAGCGTTATCTCTTTGGTGTCCTTGTTGATTGCCGAAATCTCCGACAGAGTGGGAGTAGTCTCGCCCGAGCAGAAGATTTTTGTGCCTACGGTGAGGAAGCCTACGTAGTCCACGATGAACTTGGTTGTAGATACTTTCTTCACGACTTTAGCGTGTTTGCAGATGACGGCAGTTTTGTCGTCCATATTGGCAACAAGTGGTGTTCCTTGCGGGATAACCGTTCCTTTTTCGACGTCGGCTACTTTATAGCCCATGACATCACGTTTGACGGGTTCTACATGGAATGGATACACTCGCCCTGCAAACTCATTTTTATTTTGGAATGTTACAGCCATAAAAAACGAAATTTAGGGGTTTATACAATTATTCTTTCTGACTCTCGAATTGTTTCAGATAGTCTCCTGCGCGTTTAGCGGCTACTTGTGCCGAGTCTGCGTTTGTGTGCGTCCCCTCAATAGGTGTCAGCCCGAGTTCGATAAGGCTTTTCTTGCAAGAAGACAGCACTTCATTCACTTTGGTTTCGTCCATATCGGGGTTTAGTTTGCCCTCAACAAGTCCGAGTGCTACATCGGAAAGTCCAATCTCTTTTGCTACACGTTTCTTTAATTCGGAGAATTGTCTTTCCTTGTCGCCGCTCTCATAACTTGCGACTTTCTTCTGCAATTCGTCATTTTGAGTTTGCAAAGTCTTCAACCTCTCGTCAAAGCCTTTCCACAACTCGTCTTTCAGACTGCCCAGTTTCTTTTCCAAATCAGTGTCCTGAGGTCTGCCTTTTAAGGTCTCAATCTCTTTTTTGAGGGTATCGACCTCTTTCACGCGCTCTGTTACGCGGCTGTCGGCATAGGACTGCATTAACGCCATCACAGGCTTTTGAGAATCAACCCAAGATGAAATCTTGTCCTCACTCTCGAAAGCAGGCGCAGTTGCAGCAATCTTTTCAAGATACTCCTTTGGCAAGTTGTACTGTCCATTCACTGCGACCAATGCGGTCAGAATTTTTTCTTTCATACTTACAATAACTTGAAATTATATTTTTAGACCGCAAAAGTATTGATTTACAACACTTTGGACAATAAAAGCAGTGCTTAATAACTCATAGTGTCAAATTGCAATGCACTGATTTTGAGCATAAAAAACAAGAAAATTCAATAAAAATGACGGAAAAACTTGCGCGGTTATACAAAAAGTAGTACTTTTGTCGAAAGTATTAACCATTAAAATTAAAAAGTATGGACGAAGTTGTTATTTGGCTTATAGCCATTCCGCTAATCATTCTTGAAATCATTATGATTGTCAAGTTCTTTCAGATTGCAAGTGATATTCGTGCGCTGAAGCATTATCTTGTAGATGGTTATAAAACCATAAAAGAAGAAGATAAAGACGGCATAACTACGGAATTTAAGTGCTACAAAGAAGATTTATTGAAAGATATACCGTATGAGAATTGGAAGAAAACGCGCGCAGATGTACTGAAACCCATAATAGAGGCTTACAATAAGCAACACCAAAAAACAAGAGAATACTACCAACAAGCAAATGCCGAAAATAACGATACACAAGAACAGAAAAAAGATAATAACGAAGAAATAAAAACAACGATATAACGCATACGCACACATCTATCACTCCCAACCCTCAATACAGAGTTGGGAGTTTCTTTATCCACAGACACACACGCCAAATCGCCTTATGGACAACCCAAACCAAAAATTACTGCAAAAAAATCACACCCCCAATCCCCCATCCCCCATATTCGCTATATCCAAAACTTTTATTAGACAAATATGTATAATAGCAGGAAAAATATATAACACTTTTAACACGACAAAATCACTATTTAGACGCTATTTAGACACACAAAATCCCATATACAAACCCAAAACCAAAATTCTGCTGAAAAAAATCCACAACCCAAACAGAGAAAACATATATTCGCTATATCCGAAATCTTACATCTGAACACCCCAAATTATCCCAGTGACAAATCCACTATGAACACAAAAATAACCCCGCAAATCAAACAAAAATGACCAGCATTGTAAGAATAATATATTATATAATCTTCTATTAGAGAACTTATAGAGAATATAATACCAAAATAGAGATGTGGACTACACGCCATACCGCAAAATAGCGTAAAATCGCTATTTTGGGGTTCAATTTCCGTGCCAAACTCCACAATTTTCCGCCGTCCGTCCGACTATATTTTTTTTGCAACCTCTACATTGCAAATCACAGAATATCAATAATTTATGCGGATTTTATTTGCACAAGTCGCAAAAAAGCAGTACCTTTGTACTGTCAAAAGAAGAGGACAAAGCGACCTTTGAAAGAGAGTCAAAAAGCCACTATTGCATCCCTCTGCGAGGTTGTGCATGCGCGGAAATTCTGAGCCCTGCCTCTCGTAGAGGCGCGCGGGCGAAATAACGGAGGCGCGTGGTTGATTGGCATTGCAAGCAGTACCCGCGTGGCGGGCTCCAGCGTCCGAAAAAAGACTTCTTCGGCGTGTGGGTGGACTATATGCAGACGTAAAAAACCGCCCCGCGCTATCTCAGCGAAGGGCGGAAAAAATCAAAAAAGTATGCCACAAAGGTACTGCAAAAAAACGAAACAAGCAACCCCGCTACCGTGGCGGGGTTGCAAATATAAACAAATTAACAATAAAATCAAAAAAGTTATGACAACAACAAAAGAAAGTGCACTGTTATCCGGTGCGTTGCGAAAGCAAATCAAAGAGTACAACAACGAGGCGCGGTCGTTCCGCTCGGCGTTCCTGAATTGCGTACGCGCGAACCGCGTTGCAAGCCTGCAGAAATTCTACGAAGCCGCGGGCGTTCCTGCTGCAGATTGCAGCGCGAACGAGGCGTGCACGTGGAAAGGGTATGCGGCGTTGAAAAACATGCTCCCACACTACACGGATGCCGCGGGTATATTCCATCCGCTGGCACTGACAGCCAAAGCAGATACGGCGATGCTACTTACTGAAGCCGTCGGCGTTGAGACTATTGAGTGCATGCAGGGCGTGCAACGTGAAGTACTTGCAACCGCCGTGGAGGGTGCACTCAAGGAGGCGCGGTTTTTCGTTGAAAAAACAGTAAAAACATGCGACACGGAACGCACGGTGAACGCGGACGGCTCCATTACGATTGTTAAGAGCAACTTCCGCGAAGAAACAAAGCGGATGTACATCACCTATAGCGACGGCAAAGTTACACAAAGGCAAATAAACCTGCTTTTTTTGGAAATGTTAGGCGTCCCGGCAGCAATAGCGGACGCTAAACTTACAGAATTAGAAGCGGTTCAAGCGCGGCAAATTCTCAAACTTGAAAGAGAAAAAGAACGCCTCGAAAAGCAACAAGCCTCCGCCGCGGAAGCCGCTGAAAAACTACAACAAAAAGCGGCTGAAAAGGCTGAAAAGGCAGAAAAATTGCAAGCCGAAGCAGAGCAGAATCTCGCAAAAGCCGCTGAAATACACGCAAAAGCGGCTGCAAAAGAGAGCAAAGCAATAGCGGACAACGCCGAAGCAACTACACGCACAAAGCAACGTGCAAAAACAAACACGCGGACAAAGGCATCGCAACAAATTAACAAATAAAATTGATTGTATCATGATTATTGCAGTATATAGCAGCATCGCAGTCGTATTCGGTGCAGTCCTGTACATTGGACTCCACGACTAACAGAAACAGAGTAACAAACCAACAAAGCAGAGGACGGGCAAAGCACCCGCCCTTTGTTGTTGTATAAACCACAAGCATGGAAACAAATAAAAACCCATATTGGTTCGAGGACGACAAACGCATCGAAAGAGTATCAAACATCGTATGCATCGGCGGCGGGTTGGTAGTCGGTGCGTTCTTTATTGCTCTGTTTGTCGTGTCGTTTTTTGTCTGAACCGAACGACCGGCGAACAACAACGCATTTATTTTCGATTTGAGCGACTTTTTCTTGTTGCGTGATAACTTTATCCGCTTGCATAGCAAAAGTGTCACAAATCAAAAGCAAACGCCATTAAAATCAATTTGAACGATTATTTGTGAGTAGTTGAACGATTGATGAACGACTCGCAAAAGTAGGTAATTTTTCGTGTGCGATGTATTCTTTATGTATATATTATTTATATCATAAAAAATAAACAATATAATAATAAGCAATATAAAAAAACAACAAAAGACAACAAAAAAAATAATAATTATATAATAATATATAATATAAAAGAAAAATATAATACAAACAGATACAACGTGAAGAAATAAGAAATGAAAGGTATCTGTAGTGTAAGAAAAAAAAGTAAGGTATCTATAAGTAGTAAGGTACCTGTAAGAAAAAAGAAAAATATATAAAAAGAAAAGAATATGAAAAAAGTTAAACCTACATCCACGAACTGCAAGGTGGTCGTGGAGAGTGTGCAGGCGTATTTGCTTGCGTGGGTGAATGGTTACAAGTCCGAAACGAGTTTTTCGGACGAGGTGAACGAGTCCGCGTTTGTGCATGTCGTGGATATGTATATGAACGATTACGGAAAGGGAAAAAATTGCGATGCCAAATCGTGGAGTACTCCATGGGGAGTGCTGAAACACTTTGCAGAGGGAGCAATGCTGGATGTGTCGTACTTTGAGGTAAACAACCGCCTCAAGTCGTGGGGATTAAACCCAGAAAGGTACACGGACGAAAAGAACTGGGAAACGTACTGCAACTTGATTTGCAGAGACGGGGAAAGACTGTATAACAAATTAACGAAAGGGAAATAAGATGACAAGACGACAGGCAGCAGTAGAGGACTTGCGGAAATTAGTAAGTTGCTACGAAAGATTTGTACCGTCGCGGGTTTTCTATGATTCCGCCCGCGATTCGTTTAGGTATATAGGTCGTGCATACGACTATACAAGTGCAAAATAACTTTATCAATAAACAAACAACGGCTGCGCTACCGGCTTGACGGGCTTTTATTATGAACGAGCAACAAATCATCGCACGTCTTGAAGCGTGCAAAAACGACCTCGATGAATTGAGCAACGGGGCAAACGATTTCCACGTGGCTTGCAAGTATGCAAATGCTGCCGTGGTAGTACATGACATCATAAACTATTTGAAACGATGACGACCGAAGAATTAGAGAGCAGAGTCCGCGTCCATAAGATTGGTGGCGGTGCATTTAGATTTGAAACCGTACTGTACGGGCGGCAAATCTACCTGACAACGAATGACAGTATAACATACGACATCATCAATAGCAAAGAGTCCATGTTAGGAACTACGTATAAACAAGCCCTGCAATACGCGCATGATTGCGTAGTCAGGGCGAACAAACAATGGAAAGGAGTGCAAAAATGAACGGCTGTATAACAGCCAAAACCGCCGAAAGAGCGTGGCGGCACGTTGAACTGTTGAGCAAAGAGCAACGAAACCGATTCTTTGAGGTATGCAAACGAAAGCACATACCCTATTTGCAGCAACTACTCATTGCGGCAAATTTCGAGTCTGTAATGAACAACTTAATCGAACAATGAATAATATAATCTTTGCGGACTTTCGGAACGATTTGTACGAAACCGCCTATTTGTACAGGAACTACCTGAACGGCTTGTACAAACAAATTTTTCAATCACACTAATATGAAAACTTACGAATTTATACTACGTTGCATCGGTTGCTATGTATCAACCTGCAAATACATGGACGGACTGCAAGAGGATTTCGACATCGAACTCACAGAGGACGATATACAGGAAGTCTTTGCAAACAACGACCACTTGCACAATGCCGGGAACGGACTAATAGCAAAACTCTACGACAAAATAGTGGCAAAGGCACAAGAGGCGCACCCCGAATGTGCAGACGAACTACCCGAACTATTCGAGTACTACCCCGACGACTACGCAAGCAGTCTCGTACTCAACGGGGAGTACGTAACCACGTGGGAGTATCTCGAAAAAGCAATAGAAACGTGGAAAAATCAAAAGGAGGGCAACGACTATGACAAACAACCTGAATAACCTGCCGACGGTGCAGGGATACGCCGACTGTCTGCAACAGGCGTGCAGCAAATACGGCATCAGTACAGACGAAGCACGTGAACGGTACGGACAATTCACGGTCGGACAATGGGAGGAACTGCTGAACCGCAAGACGTTGTTTTTGGGAAAGCGGGGTATGGAACTCCGTGGCAAAGAAGCGGAGTTTTCGGACTTGCAAAGTTACAGGCTTGGCACGACCGAACCGATACATACCAGAGACGGGAGAGATGTGGTCGGGGAGATTATTCTTTGGAGATATAACGAGTGGTGCAAGTCTGCCAAAAAGAAACTGAACGACGCCCCACCCTTTGCAATAGTGGCAAATCTCCAGTTTGAAACGGACGACGGTCTTTGCTACCGCTGGCTCACAGAACGACAAAGAGAATGGAACTTCAACCATAGCATAGGACTCGACAGGGTCTATCCATATACCAAAGCAGGACTGCTTGCATACGTGAACGAGTGTATAGCAGCCGAACCGTATGACGAAATAATCATAAAAGACTAATAAAAAACAAATTATGAAAGCAGAATTTAGTATTACAAACGAGACGGAGTACTGCCGCTCAACAATGGCAATGACCATAATGAACGCGACAGACACGTATGTATTCACAACGGTCGTCAATATACCAAAGGGCGACGAAACGAAATGCACCTCTTTCGGCATAACCAAACCGCAAGCCGAACTGCTGGTGGCATACCTCAAACTGACTTTCGGACTATGAGACAAAGATATTCATTTGCAGAGGTCTTTATCCGTTGGAACGATGATGACCTCGAAACACCGCCGCAAAGGGTTACAATAGCCCTCAAATCGTGCGAGGCGTTGTCTGTGGACGAGCAAACAGGAAAGCAGACAACGGTCAAAGGCTCACAACCGTCTGAATGGAGAGAGGGCAGCAGAGAGGACAACGAAATCTTCTACTACTGCAACGGCTACGAGGACTTCATCGAACTGCTGGCATACGGACACAATGCACAAGACTTCCGCGTGCTTTCGGTACTGATGCTTTCCTAAATAGCACACACAGGGAAACAGAGCGGGTAAATACTCTGTCAAATGAAAACAAAAAAACGTTTGAATGACTTTGCCTGCTCTGTTTCTGAAACCGAAAACGAGCAAACAACTACTTCTGGGTAATCGTGATTTGGGTGGGTGTCTGGTTTAGGTTACCTGTCAGGTTTAGGGCTTTCTCCAATATGTGGCGGAGTTCTCGCAAATCCTCCTCCTGCCGCAATTTGCTGCGTATCAGTTCCGTGTTTTGTGCCGAAAGTTCCCTGCGACACTCGTCAAACGACTTAATCTCCATGGCAAAGGTCTCGGACTGTCCGTTATACAACTCAACAAGTTTCTGTATCATCTTGTTGGTCTCGTCAATACGCTCCTCTGAACGGCATACCAACTCCGTCAGTCTCTCAATCAGTTTCTCGTCTGTCATTGCGGTGAATTGTTTAATGATAATATCTGGTTACGAAGCAACTCTATCTGCTCCTTGTACGACTGATTCAATGCTTCCAACAACTCAATGCGGGACTTCAACAAAGCAACCTCGCCCGAACTACCCGAACCAACCGACTGAACAGCATTCGGACTGCCCTGGACACCCGTGTTTATCGAAATGGTGTTCGTGTGAACAGGAGAATCGAAAAATGTAGTAACAGGAACATCCAAAATCTCCGCAATACGCTCCAATGTACTCACCTTGGTGGAGTTTTCACGCATCATCTGATTAAGAGATTGCTTTGAAATTCCTAACTCTTTTGCTACATCTACAAGCGTCATATTTTTTACGCTTGCTAATTGTTTGATTTTCTGTAAATTAAGCATAATTTTTAATAATTTATTTGTTTGTTGGTATATATTTTTTTGTTGAAAAGTAACTATTTTATTTGCATAGTAAATATAAAATAATTACCTTTGCACCCGAAATCAGTTTTGAACGGAATAACGGATGTAGTATAAAACATTGTCAATTATTGAATTGACCTGCAAAGATACAACAAAAAGATGAACAAAACAAACCAGATTGTGAAGAGACCATCGGCAACGGATACGCTGAAACGGATGGAAGTAGGGCAAACGCTTGTTATAAGCGAGCGGAGTATAAGATACGCTGTTATTTACGTAACGGCAAAGCGGCTGGCACGCAGAACGGATATGCGTTTCACCGTCTCAATGAGCGGTTGCGTGGCAGGAACGAGAGTTACGCGGAACGCATAATGATAGACAAGATACGTTTGCAGGACGGCTCTATTGCGCATCGCGTAGGGAAAGTGGAGTATCGCAAGTATGAGCAGATACGGAACTACATACTCCGTACACGCTATGAACGCGGAACGAGTCTGGGGATGGCGATGCTGAAAGCGATGTGCCGTTTCCATATAGACGAGAACGAGGTGCGCAAAGCGTTGTTTGAATGGAGACGCTGGTTCTATGGGAACGGCGTGCGGCACAGACCTATCGAAATGTTTATCAAAGACGATAAGGAACGGCTGGCACGCGAAGAACTGGAACGGGAATTTGAGAAGTGGAAAGGGGATGAAAACGGGCAAGTCCACATCGATATATCTTAGTCATTTTTGAGATTTTATTGTTAATTCTTGCGTTTGCGGTCTGTGAAGATAGCAAACGTGCAAGGCGGGGATGTAGGAAAGTGGTACGGTGCTGATTTATCTGCCATGATTGGTCAGTTTGCCAAACGGGTTCGAGTCCCGTCTCCGCCACAAGGGTGTTTTTTAATCATGGTATTAGATTTTAGTTAAGTTACTCCCCCGCGCAGCCGTTGTGAAACGTTAGGCGGGATTTGGATAGGTGGTGTAGTAGGCAGCACGGTCTGAAAAGACAAACGCAGGTTCAACGCCTGCCCTGTCCGCAAAAAGCAAGAGCGAGGAAGCGACAACAGGAAAAGACTCGCAATGTATAACAAATTAAAGGTCAAACAATATGGCTGATTTGAAAGTATTTAACCAAACAATCACCAACGTGAAGACGCAGGAGTATCTGCAAAGCGTCTTGGGTGAAAAGAAACAGGCGTTTGTCAGTAATCTGACAGCACTGGTAAGCAACGACAAAGCACTGCAAGTGTGCGAGCCGACCACACTGATGTTTGCGGCTCTGAAAGCAACGGCACTCGACTTGCCGCTGGACAACAATCTCGGATTTGCGTATGTCATTCCCTACAAAAACACAAGGGCAGGCATTACGGAAGCCCAGTTCCAGTGCGGTTACAAGGGCATCGTGCAGTTGGCAATACGCAGTGGGCAGTTCAAGACTATCAACGTTACCGATGTTCGCGAGGGCGAACTGAAAGGGCGCGACCGCATGACAGGCGAGGTGCAAGTGGAATGGATAACAGACGACAGCGAGCGCGCAAAGGCAAAGATTGTCGGCTATATGGGGTATTTCAAACTCCTCAGCGGGTACGAAAAAACGACCTATTGGTCTGTCGAGGAGTTGGAGCAGCACGGAGTAAAGTATTCCCAAACCTACCGCAAAGGCTACGGGGTATGGAAAGATAATTTCGACTCCATGTGTAGGAAGACTGTCATTAAACTAATGCTCAACAAGGGCGATGCTCCGATGAGCGTGGAAATGCAGCAAGCGGTCAAGTACGACCAGAGTGTTATATTGGACGAAAGCGGGAACTGCCGCTACATAGACAACAGTAAACCGACCGCAGAGGAAAAGTTGGAGGCTATTGCCGCCAAAGAGCAGCAGATTGAAGACGCGCAAGTGGTGGATAACGAGCAGCCTACTATAGATAACGACCAACCAACCGACAAATTGTTCTGATTATGATACCGACAAGAGAGCAAATAGACGAAATCGCCTGCATAGAGCAGCGTACTCCCGATTGGTTTCGTGCGCGTCTCGGCTGTATCACCGGCAGCAACGCACATTTCGTTATGAAATTGTCGGACGCGGGCAAGGCAGTCCAAAAAGCCGTTGAAGCGGGCAAGTTGGAGGTAGAAACCAAAGCGCAATACAATGCGCGGTTGAAGATGTTGAAAGAAACAAACCCTGCCGCTTACAAAAAAGCCGTTGAGAG